AGAGATGCGGCACATGGTGACTGGGGGTCGGCCATGAGAATGGGGCCCCACGTCATGAGCCGGCTGGTGCCGGGCAGCCGGGCCTACGAGCTCTTCAAGCTCTGGATCCTGCGCGTCCGCCCGCCGGTTGTGAAGTGGTGCCGCCAGAGCTTCGACCCGGAGCTGATGGCCTGGACCCGCGCGCAGGGCTGCAAGAACGTCGGCCGCTGGGTGGAGGGCGACTGGCGCGAGCCGGGCCGCACCCTCGACGAGCTCCTCCAGTTTGCCGACTACCTGGATTTCGTGGAGTTCGGCAACGAGGAGGAGCAGGGCAAGGACAACCCCCGCGAGTGGGCGCGCTTCTGTGGCAAAGGTCTGGAGTTCGCGCGGGATCTGGACGAACGCAACCGGCGCGCCGGCCGGCAGGGCCCGAAAGCCTGCATCGCCAACACCAGCGTCGGACAGCCGGAGATCGCGCGCTGGGAGATGCCGGAGTGCCTGGACCTGGCCCGCTACATGGATGTCAACGGCCACGTCTGGGGCGTGCACGAGTACTACAAGCCCGTCCCCTGGGCGATGATCGAGGGCGACAAGGCAGCCTGGGACGGCACCCCACCGGCGCGCGGCTGGCTGATGCTGCGAGTGGTGCAGGCCATCGAGGTCATGCGCCGCCACGGCATCAAGTTCCGCTTCATCGTGACCGAGAGCGGGCGCGACAACATCCCCGGCCAGCCGGGCGAGGGCGGCGGGTTCCGCGACGTGCCGGGCGAGCCATTCGCCGAGCGAATGGGCCAGTACGGCAGGCACCTCTCAGCCATCCCCGAGTGCGTGGGATGGGTCGATTTCGGATTCAACGCATGGGCCGGGTGGACGCAGTTCGACCTGACCCTCGACGAAGCGATGCTGCTCGCTGTGTTGGCCGTGTTGGAGCGGCTGCCTGGCGCGAGCAGCCCAGGCGGTACGCCGCCACCCCTACCGGAGGTAAAGATGCTGGAAGGTATCGATGTATCGCATCACCAGGGCGTGATGAACTGGGACCAGGCGCGTGCTGCAGGTGTCGCCTTCGCACTCATCAAGGCGACCGAGGGCTGGAGCTATGTGGATCCGCAGTTCGCGCGCAACGCCGTCGGCGCGGCGCGTGTCGGCATCCCGTGGGGGCCGTACCACTACTTCCTCAACAACCTCGATCCGATCCGCCAGGCGCGGCACCTGGCCGCGACCTGCGAGGGCATCGCCCACCAGCTGCCGCCCTGCCTCGACCTGGAGGACACTAAGACTCCGCTCGACGAGGAGGCCTTCGCCCGGTTCGCCGCGGAGGTGGAGCGGCTCATGGGTCGGCCGGTGCTCTACACCGGGGCATGGTTCCTGGATGCCTACGTGGACCGGGACATCTCGTGGGCGTCGCGGCTTCCGCTGTGGCTGGCCGCCTACAGCACCAACCCGGCGTGGCCGAAGGCGCCGCGGCCGTGGGGTGAGGTGGCAGTCTGGCAATACACGAGCCGCGCGCCGGGCCCGGCCTTCGGCGCACAGTCGCAGGGAATCGACCGCAACCGTTTCCGTGGCAACCGCGAGCAGCTGCTGGCGCTGAGGATTCCGGCGGCGCCGGCGCCCGCACCAGACGGCGGCATGGACTGGGCCGGGCTGTGGCAACACGCCGAGCACGAGCAGGAGCGGCGTGGCGTCCACATCAACCCGGAGTCAGCCCTGCTTCGCACAGTGAAGGACGACGCCCGCGACGAGGAGCGCGAGCTGCAGGTGGTGCTCGGCGAGACGACCTACCCCGGCCCGAACGGCCAGGCCCGCACCTACATCGTTGCCCAGTCCTGGGACCGGAAGCGAAAGGTGCTGTTGGTCTGGAACGACAAGGAGGGCCGCGTGGAGACGCAGGAGCGTGCGGCATGACCCGCTCGGCGATCGCCATCCTCGTCGTCCTGGCCGGCCTGCTCGCCTTCGTGGCGTGCGGGCGTGATGCTGGCGCCGGCGCCAGCCACGCGTCATTCATCTACGGTGACCGGCGAGCTCCGATCGGCGCCATACCTGAAACGACAAGACCACAACCCCTTCGCTGGCCCGCCCAGCCGATCACCGCGACGGCGACGCTGACCGCCACGATCACGGTGACCCCGACTGTGGCCACGCCGACCGCGACCAACACCCCGTCGGCGCCAGGTCCGCTGGTCATGTCGTTCGTGGGCGAGGGCCGCTGGCTGTGGATCACCCGGCGCAAGGTGGACGCCCCACCCGGCAGCACACCCGAATTCGTGCTGTTCATCGAAGGCTCGCAGGCTGGGGGGACCCGCTACGAAGACGGCTACGACTACTTCCAGGACATCCCCGGGCCGACCGCCACCATGTTCGGCGCAGAGACCGACGAGCCGACCGCGACAGACACGCCCACGCCAGCGCCGACGCAGACCCCGTGGCTTGTTGTGACCGTGATCGTGGTGACGGCCACGCCCGAGCCGACCGCCACGGCGCCACCTACGGCGTCAGCGACGGCGACGCGGGTGCTGCTGTTGCCCATCACCGTGCGCGGCTTCCGGCGGTGGGAATGGTGGCTGCGGCGATGACCACCTGGACCGCCGACCTGCCGCTGCGCCACGTCCACAGTGGCCACCCGTGCACCGTCACCGGGCTGGTGGTCGTCGACTCGCCGCACTACGGCCCGCGGATGTACTACCGCACCACGACCGGTGAGCTGGTGCCGGTGGGATACCCGGTGCGCCAGCTGGGGCCGCGCTGACCATGCCGCTGCAGCTGCTCGGCGCCGCCGAGCTCGACGAGTACCGCGACGCCGGCCACCCGGGCCGGCGCGAAGAGGAGGACTCAGATGGACCAGGACCTGACGGAGCGGAACTTCACCTACCACCCACCGAAGCCCGGGCAGCCGGAGAAGTACGAGCGGCTGCGCGAGGAGGCGAAGGCGCTGGCGCGGAGCATCGAGGAGCTGTGCCCGTCCAGCCGTGAGCGCAGCCTCGCCATGACGAACCTGGAGCAGGCCGTCATGTGGGCCAACGCGGCGATCGCCCGCAACGAGTAGCTGGCAGCACAACGCCCCCGCTGTGGGCAGGGGCGTGCGCTGAACATTCGGAACCACCCGGCATTGTACCCGGGGCCGGCAGTTCTATCAACAGGAGGATACGATCATGATCCGACGTCTCAAGGGTCTGCGGACCCGAACCAAGGCGGCGCTGTGCGCCGCCATCACGCTCTTCGTGCTCGGCCTCGTCGCGCCGGCGACGACCCTCGCCGCGTCGCCGGCGATCCGCGTGGCCCAGGAGGTCCCGCTGCCCGACAACATCGAGCAGCTCGTCGCGGCCTTCCTCACCATCTCGGCGGGGGTGGCCACGGTGATCGGCCTGACCGGTCTCGGCAAGTGGCTCGCGAAGATCAGCGGCCGCGAGATCGGCGGCAACCAGGTGCGCGCGGTGCTGGGGGTCGCCGCGGTGGGGACGAGTGTGGTCTACGCCTCACTGTGCGCGTGCGCCGGCGTGGTCGCGTTCCCCGTCGGCGGCGACCAGAGCGAGATGCTGCGCTGGCTGTGGGCGAGTTCGGGCACGCTGATCCTGTTGTCCATGGCCGTGTGGAAGAAGTTCGTGCGCCAGGAGCCGGAGATCATCGAGCTGCCGGCGGTGTTCGGCTCGACGCAGTAGGCGACGGAGCGAGGGAGTGGGGAAGAGCGAGGCCCCCGGTGACGAGCCGGGGGCCTCTGAGCTAGCTATGTCATTGATCCTTTGCCGCCCGAGATGCCTCGGTGCTTGCGCCCTTGTCCACCTTCTCATCTGAGCGCCCCATGTAGGCGGTGGCGATGGTAGCTAGTGCCGGGATGAGGGCTACCAGTGATGCAACCGGCATTCCCATCAGAATTAGGCCGGTAGTGGCAGCCAGCGACAGGACAGCTATGGTTGCAGAGAGCCACTGGCCGCGACGAGTTATCAGCAATTCCTCGCGCTGGAGATCTAACTGCTGTTCCTGCAAGTCCTGCTGTCGCTCCATGAACCGGTGGCGGTGTTCCTGCTCGCGCTTGGCCATGAGAACGATTTCGGCCGGAGCGTCTGCCCACACGCGACCATACGCCGCGAGCTCGTCTGCGGGCGGCAGGGGGCCTGCGTGAAACTCGTGCTTCTCGATCTCAACTCGCGCCTCTCCCCAGCCATCACCGCCAATGGCGGCGTCCCCGTCATGGTCGAGATTGGACTGTGCGTCGGTCCGACGACGGGCAGATACTATTGGGCGCCGCGCCCTGCTCTTCGTCACGCGACCTAAAGGCCATCCATCCCGGTCAACCGCTGTTGCATGGGCAACTGGCGGCGCTCGGCCTCGGCTGGAAACTCCGAGAAGGCCTTCCGGAAGTAGCCGCCAACGCACACCCAGTCGTAATACTGCGACAGAAGCGGGAGTGGCTGGATGGAACGTCGCTTGGGGGTATGAACACCGTACAGATCGTAGGCCCGAAACATCCCGGCGACGAAGATGGAACGGCGGCGGCGACCGACGTGATGAATTTCCATAGCGCGAGTATAGGCTCCTACGTTTTGTGACGTCAAACCGTTTCGGAAAAGTGCCCACTCACCCCGTCAGCAGCCGCACCGGCATCTTCCCCGACTCGTACGCCAGCGCCACAGCGGGCAGCGCGTGGTCGCCCACCGTCAACCCGTCGGGCATCACCAGGTAGGCGAGCCACTCCGAGTCGAACGTGGCGATGCCGCTCTCCACGGCCTCAAGCTTCGCCTTGACCACAAGGGCCAGCGCCCGCCACCGCTGCTTCACGGCCTGTTCGTAGGCGCCGGCCGCCGAGCTCGCCGTGCGCAGCCGCCCCGTCTCGGTGTGCGTGAACTCGTCGTCCTCGGGATCCGGCAGCGGCACGACGATGCGCACCTGGCGGCCAGCCATGCGGAAGCCGACCATGCCCCGGGTGCCCTCCTCGCCGAACATGAAGCCGTCCGCACCGTAGCGGCGCAGGGTGGCACGGATCTCGGTTATGCTGCGGTCCTGGCTCACGGCCGTGTCGGCGGCGTAGCGTGCCATCAGGTTGCGACCTCCCATCCTTGCCCATTCCGGTGCAGCTCCCCTGCCTCGATCATCCGCGCCACCGTCGTCGGGCTGGTCTCCGCCCGCCGGGCGAGCTCCCGCTGTGACACGCTCGGGTGCACCGCTGCAACGCCCCTGACACGCTCGCGCGGATCGGTGACCACCTGGTGCTCCACCTGATCGGCCACCGTTGCGGGGCGTTCCACCGGGGCCGGCACTGTGGCCACCAGGTCCGACGCGGGTAGCGCCTCCTGCTCCACCACCGGTGCGGGCGGTGCAACAGCCCCCCGCTCCGTGGCCGCCGATGTCTCCAGCACGCGGGCCAGGTAGAGCGCCAGCAACGGCAGCGTGGCGGACAGGGCGATCAGCTTTAGCTGGGAGTAGCGGGTGAGCGCGACGAAGGTGGCCACACCGCTAGCGTCGCCGGGACCAGCCACCACAGACAGGGCATGGTCGAAGTTGGCCAGAGCCGAGAGCGCCGCGAACACCGCCACGCCTGCCCACAGGTCGCGTGCCGGCTTCCCAGCGCGTGCCCGGGCCCCGACTCCCCACGCCAGGGCAATCAGGCCCACGTCCACCGCAACGGCCGCCATCGGCGCCGTGATCGGGGCGAGTGACCGCAGCCAGGCCGGGGCGCCGCCGTGCTCCAGCGTGCCGAACGTGCCGGCCACGTGTGCCCAGGACGCGACAAGCACGGTGGCCAGGGCCAGCCACAAAGCGTTTGCAGGCGTTGCGTAGCGTTGCAGGCGTTGCATCTTTCCCTCACTCTCCAAACGCACGGCCATTCTCCTCCCACGTCGGTCCCGGCTGGTCCACCACGTCCGGCGTCGGCACACCGCTCAGCATCGCTGCCAGGTAGTTGGACGCGTCCGGTGCTGCCTGCCCGGTCATCCCCTTCGTCAGTGCCATTGCCCGCATGGCGATCAGGTCTGCCTCGATCTGCAGGCGCAGCGCTGTGGCCCTGGCTTCCATCGCTTCACGGAAGCGCCGGAAGTCGATGCCGATCAACCACAGGACGAGGCACAGCAGACAGCCGCCGATGACGACCCAGGTGAGCCGGTCATCCAGGTACACCCGGTGAGCCATGAGCAGCACGGCGCCGGCGACGCCCACGCCGCCCATCACGCCGCCCGCCCGGAGCGCGCCGTCCACTCAGTCTACCGCCCGCCCACTGAACGGGAGGGTATGTAGTAGGCTAGTAGCCTAGTAGGGGTGGGTGAAGTCATGCGACGGCCAGAGCTTGCAGGGCAGCGTCTCGACGGCGACGGGCGGCGTCCATCGCGCCACCGAACTCGCGTTGGATGGCGGTGGCGGACGGCGGCAGACCTTCGCTCACGGCTCGCTCCACCGCCCAGCGGACCGCCTCATCGTCAGGCTTGCGCACGTTGCGAGTGTCGGTGACCACGGAGACCGGCGCCGCGGCCGGTTCCGCCTCGAGCTTCGCCAGCATGGCCCAGTCCGCCGGCCCGCCTAGCGCCGCCTGGATCCGCACCGCACGGCCACCGCCGACGAGGATCATGTCGCCCTTCCCGGCCAGCCACTGCGCGCCGGTCTGGTCGATGATGACCCTGGAGCCCGCGGAGTCCTTCACCTTGCCGGCGATTGACCAGGTCAACTGGTCCGTCAGCACCTTCGGCAGGTAGTCCCTCGTTGGCCGGTGCGTGGCCACGACCAGCTGCACGGCCCGCTTCCGACCGCGCTTGGCGATGTCGATGATCACGTCGCGCGTGGCGGCGTCCAGCATGTGGACCTCGTCGACGGCCACGACGAGCGGTCGCTGCCGGGGGTCGATCGGGCGGGCGTCCATCAGCTGGCGCGCGTACAGGACGGCGTCCCTCGCCGCATCGACGTCGCGGGCGATCGCGCAGCGCAGCCTGGCTGCCCGGGCGAAGGGCTCGAACGTCTCCCCGTCGGCGTCAATCAGCACGAGCTCGGCGCCTACGGTATGCAGCTGGAAGACGATCACCTGCAGCATGGTGCTCTTGCCGCTCTGGGTGGCGCCGGCGATCAGCATGTGCGGCGAGGCGCCCAGGTCGACCATCGCCACCCGGTTCTCCGCGTCCACGCCCACGCCGAACCGGAGGCCCTGCCGGGGCATCGACGCCAGCGGCACGTCCCGCCGCGGCGACCGCGGGATCTCCACGCGCAGCTCGTCGCCGTAGGTATAGACGCGCGCCCGCGGATGCTTCGCTGCGGCCCGGGCTTCGGCCAATGCCTTGACGTCGATGTGCGCGTGGCCGATCGCCGGCTGCAGGCGCAGGGTCACGACGTGTGGGGCGATCGTCGGCGGCAGGGGCGAGGTGACGGTGCCGACGCGGAGGACGCGGGCCCACACGTGCAGCGTCTGCAGGACGGCGCGGCGGTATGGGCCTTCGGGGAGGGTGGTGATCCGGTTCGACTTCACCATGTTGCACCGAGCGCACAGCGCGCGAACGTTCGCCGGCACGTCGGGGCCCGGAGCGATGCGCGGGTCGCGAGGGTGCCGCGGCAGGATGTGGTCGCCGTGCATTGTCTCCAGGGTCAGCGTCGCCGGGCACTGGCCTTCGTGCCCCCCGCAGTCGCCGTAGCACTGGCAGCGGCCACCAGAGCGGCGGAAGGCGCCGCGGCGCAGGGCCTGCCAGCGGGGGGAGGTGATCATGCGGGCTCAGGTTCCATCAGCCGGCGCGCAGCAGCATACTCGCCGTCTGGGTCCAGCCACTTCAACCGTCGGCGAAGCTGTGAGACCTGGGCCTCCGCCGAGCGGATCATCTCGGCGCCCTGGACGTTGGCCTCCACGCCGCTCTGGTACGCGCCAAAGTAGAAGTCGCGTTCGTCGCGCAGCCGCCGCACCTCGGCCACCAGCGTCAGCACTTCTGCAGGGTTCGCGGCGGCGATGAAGGAGGCGTTGGCGTGCCGCTCATCGTAGTCAATGATTGTGCTGGCTCGGGTACCCGCCACCATGACACCTGCCGGGGAGAACGGCGACCGCTTCCGCGGCATGGGGGCATGGAGAGGGTCGCGGGCCGCAGACGCATGGATCGTGGGGTAGGTCGCAAGGGCGCTATGCGCCACCTTCCACGGCCCCGGCGTTGCTTCCCCCGCCAGCCGTTCCAGCTCCGCCAACTGCGCCTCGCTCAGCGGCTCAGGCATTGGCCACCTCCAGCAGCACATCAGCGTGGCACGGCTCGCCCTCGCGGCAGAAGCACGCCAGGTCGCGGCCGCGCAGCTCGGAGCGGGCCAGCTCGAAGGGGTCACACTTGAACCGGGCCCGCCAGTGAAGGTGCAGCTCGTAGGCCTCGCTGTAACGCTCGTTGCTCTGAAGGTGCAGCAGGGCAGGCGACCAGTCGCCGCGCAGGGTGTTCCGGTACAGGGCGATCGCCAGCTCGGCGCCCCAGACCTCCACGCGGTACGGGTTGCCCCACTTGGACGGGCGCGTGACGCTGACCGCGCCCTCGGGCATCCGCCAGCCGCGCGTGCGCTTGCGCTGGATGCGGCGCGGCTCAGCCATTGCCCACCTCGAACGACAGCGCCTCAATGCGGTCCGCCCAGTGCTGCAGTCCCGCCGGCCGCATCATCACACACCGCGTGCCATCGGACTCGAACACGTCACGGGTCCGGTCAGCAGCCATCGCCCGCAACTCGTCGGCGATCTCGACCAGCCTCACGGACGGGGGACGGATACGGACGGCGAGGTTACTCGTCTGGGCTGTCGTCGGCTTCGGCATCGGCGGGCTCCTGTTGGTCTGGTAGGAGGATGCCGCGTAGCCGTAGCTGCCGGAGCGCCATTCTGAGCACCGCGGTCGGCGAGATGCCGAGGTTCCGGACGTAGTGATCGACCGTCGCCTGTTCCTCGTCTGTGAGCCTGATGCTCATCGGTGCGCGCTTCGCCATCCTCGGGAGTGTAGCGGCATTCACGGCGGGATTCTAGCGCGAAGCGCAGCGCATGTCAATGCGCTGCATTGCACTGCGCTGGACGACCGCGTATCATTCCGTCGCCGCATGGGAGGGAGATGGGCCGCCGGCAGGGTGCACTGCCGGCGGCCCGGTCGGGGAGATCACTCGCCGACACCTCCAAATAATAGCACGGGCGTTCTGTGGGGAGATCACTAAGCAGGCCCGCTGCGCGCCGGCGCCGGTCCGTGCCGCCAGACGACGAGGCCGATGTCGAGGGCCTCGGCGAGTTCCTGCGACGGGTAGAGGAAGCCGAGGCCGAGGACCCGGACGAGCCTGGGCGCTGGGCGGCGTTCTTCGCGCGGCTGTCGCGGCTCATCCCAGGCCGCGAAGACCCGACGGAGTGAGGCTCAGCGGCGTGTCGCGGGTACCCATCCTGTACCCTAGTTGCGGCTGACGGCGGCCCGTGCCGGCTGACAAATGCAGGCATTTAGGCCGCGTTTACACTGTCGGAATGACCATCATCGGTGGCCTCTGACGACGGGTGGCCCGCCTCCAAATCCGCAGGTTGCAGGTTCGAGTCCTGTCCCTCCTGCCACGAAGTTCCCTTTTGGAGAGGGCCGTCAGCGTCGAAGCTGGCGGCCCTTCGTGTTTCGTACCCTACGCCTACCCTAGTTGACTCTGGCGAGGCCTCCGCGGGGTCGAGTCCGAGGGCCGCGTCGAGCTTGCCGATCATACTGTCCAGCGCGCCCGGAACCACGTACGCATAGGTCTCCGTGACCCGCAGCTCGCAGTGGCCCATGAGATCCCGGATCACCACCAGCGGCACCCCCTGGTCCTGCAGCAGCGCGGCGAAGACGCGACGCAGCGCGTGCCACCGGATGGGCTTCAGGCCGTGGGACTTCAGGATGATCTTGAAGTTGTTGGTCAACGACGTGCCGTCCCGCATCCCGCCGGTTGGGTTGGCGAAGACGAACTCGCCGCCTTCCCAGGCGTCGCCGGCGAGGATGCGGTCCTCCTCCATCTGCTGTCGCCGTAGCGCGAGCGCTTGGATGGCGAGGGCAGCGAGCGGGATTGGTCGCTGGCTCTTCGCGGTCTTGGGGCGGCCGAGCACTCGCTTCCCGTCCCGGACGTCAACCGCGTGCCGCACGTTGACCTGGCCGCGGGCCTCGTCGACGTCCTGCCACCGAAGGCCGAGCTGCTCGCCCTGGCGCATGCCGGTAGCGATGGCAAACATGATGACCGGCAGATGGCGGCTGTCCTTGAAGGCGTCGAGGATCTGCCGCGCGTCCGCCGGCGTGAGGACCTCGCGCTCGAACACCGGTCGCTCGCCCTTGGGCATCTTGGCGAGGGACGCGGCGTTGGTGGGCAGCCCGTAGTCGATCTGGGCCTGCTTAAGCGCGCCGGACAGGGTCGCCCTGGCGTTGCGGACGGTGGACTCGGAGAGCCCGCGGGAAAGGAGCTTGGCCAACATCCGCGTCACATGGCCGGGCACCAGGTCGACTAGCTTTAGCTTGCCGATCGCCGGGTTGATGTAGTCGGTGACGTGCTGCGAGTAGCTCCGGAAGGTGCGCGAGCGCACGGATCCCTTGGCGTGTAGCTCCAGCCAGTCGGTGAGGTACTCTCCGACCGTAACGCCGTCCCGCGGCTTGGACATGCCACGCTCGGCGTCGGAGCGGGCTGCCCGGGACTTGGCCATGGCGCCGGACTTGGTGTCGGCGTAGAAGGAGCACTGCCGGCCGTCGACGACGACCCGTGCCTCCCAGAAGGTCGAGCCATCCTTTCGTGTCCGCTGCCGGATGCTGCCTTCCCCACGTCCTCGCATGGTGCACCTCCTCGCTGGACGGGGATTGTAGCACGGGCGTTCCGAACGGGTGAGCGGAAGGCTTGCCGATGCAGGCGACGCGGTCCATCATTGGCCCATGCCCCCCTTCCCCGCTCCCGTCCCCGACGACGAGCTCGACGCCCCACCCCCGTCGTCCGCCCTCCCCGACCCGTCCGCCGCCATCGACGCGCTCGAGGCTTGGCTCGCCACCGCCACAGTCGATGAGATCAGCGAGTTCTACCGGGCCAGGCGCGAGGGGCGGCTGTGGCCGGAGGAGGAGCGGTGAGCCGGTCCGCTTGACCACGCTGGTATCATCCCGCGCAACCCAGCCAGCCAGGTCGGAGCGAGCCTCGTGGACAACACCCTCTACTACGGCGACAACCTCGACATCCTCCGACGGTACATCCCCGACGAGTCCGTCGACCTGGTGTACTTGGATCCCCCGTTCAACTCCAACGCCACGTACAACGTCCTGTTCGGCGACGCCAAGGGCGCGATGTCGACGGCGCAGATCCAGGCGTTCGACGACACGTGGCACTGGGACCACAGCGCTGCTGAGGCGCTCGACGATGTGCTGCAGTACGGCGGCCGGCCTGCGGAGGCGATGCGGGCGTTCGAGCTCCTGCTCGGCCATGGGGACATGCTGGCGTACCTGTCGATGATGGCGCCGCGGCTGATCGAGCTGCGGCGGGTGCTGAAGCCGACGGGTAGCATCTACCTGCACTGCGACACTACGGCAAGCCACTACCTGAAGGTGTTGATGGACGCGGTGTTTGGGCCGGCGCAGTTCCGGAATGACATCGTATGGCAGCGGACCGGGGCGCATAACGATGCACGCCGCTTCGGTCGTGTCACCGACACCATCCTGTACTACACCAAGGGTGCCGACTGCACGTTCCATCCGCAGTACGAGGTGTACGACCCAGCCTACATCGAGAAGCGCTACAGATATCTCGATCCTGACGGCCGTCGCTTTTGGGCGAACACCGCGACGAGTCCCAACCCGAGGCCGAACATGATGTACGAGTGGAAGGGTCAACCAAGCCCGCCAAATGGTTGGCGCTTTGAGCGTGCCACGATGGAGCGCATGGAACGGGAGGGCCGACTCTACTACTCTAAGTCGGGCATGGTCTACGTGAAGAACTACCTGGACGAACAGAAGGGGCGCCCAGCGCAGAATCTGTGGACCGACATTGTGATGTCGAAGTCCGGTGCCGAACGCCTCGGCTACCCCACCCAGAAGCCGCTCGCCCTCCTGGAGCGCATCATTGCCGCCAGCTCCAACGAGGGCGATGTCGTCCTCGACCCCTTCTGTGGGTGCGGCACCGCCGTGGTCGCCGCGCAGAAGCTCGGCCGGCGGTGGATCGGCATCGACCTCACGCATCTGGCCATCAACCTCATGCGCACGCGGATCAAGGACACGTTCGGCGAAGAGGTGAAGTTCAAGGTGGTGGGAGAGCCGACGACGGAGCAGGAAGCGGCAGAGCTCGCCCGCACCGACCCGTACCAGTTCCAGTTCTGGGCCCTGGGCTTGGTGGGCGCGCGGCCGGCGGAGCAGAAGAAGGGTGCGGACCAAGGCATTGACGGCCGGCTGTACTTCCGCGACGACCCGAAGGCGCCGTCGAAGCAGGTGATCATCAGCGTGAAGGCGGGCAAGCTGCAGGCCGGCTACGTGCGCGACCTGGTCGGGGTGATCGCCCGGGAGAAGGCAGCCATCGGCGTGCTGATCTCGATGGGTGAGCCGACCAAGCCCATGCGCGAGGAGATCGCCAGCCACGGGTTCTACGAGAGCCCGTGGGGCACGCGCCACCCGCGCATGCAGATGCTCACCATCGAGCAGCTCATGGCCGGCAAGCGCATCGACTACCCGGCGAGCGGGCAGCGTAGCGAGACGTTCCGGCAGGCGCCGCGGGCGTCGGGGGATGCGGGGCGGCAGGGCGAGTTGTTCGGGGAGGAGTAGCAGCCCCTTGACCTCCACCGAACGCCCGTGCTATCCTCCTGCCCGTAGCCTGACGTAGCCCCATACCCTCAGCGGCCATTGAGCCCGGAGCCGACCATTGCGGTCGGCGTGCCGGGCTCTTTTCGTTTCGCCTGGAGGGACCGATGGAACTGACCGAGCGGCAGCAGACGATCCTCTCCTACGTCCGCGGCTACCTGGCGCAGCACGGCAAGTCGCCGACGATGCGCGAGATCCGGGACTCGACGGGCACGAGCTCGACGTCCATCGTGGCGTACAACCTCCGGCACCTCGAGCGGCGTGGCCTGCTGCACATGCCCACCGACCGCACCGTCCGCGGGCTACGCCTGCCTGGCCAGCGGCTGGTGTGGCCCGGCTCCGAGGTCCGCGTCCGCGTTGGCGACCAGGTCTTCGCCGGCGAGCTGGTGGCGTAGTCGTGGGCGGACGCGAGTTATCCACAGGCTGTGGACGGCCGGTCCTTGACACTAGAACGGACGTTCTATATACTGGCCCGACCCACATAGACGGCGAAGCGCGGGGAGGTGGTGCTCCCCGCGCCCCTGCCTCACCAGTTCCGGTCAAGGAGATCCTGGTGAAGTGTGTTAATTGTGCGCCCCCTGTTGCCGGGCGTCAACCCCTCAGTCCCCGTCCTACCGCCTCCGAGCTGCGCGACGCGTACGCCGACGTGCTGCTGCGCGACGAGGCCTGCATGCACGGCGTCTCGTTCATGCGCCGGTGCGTGGACTGCGACGAGGCAGAGTCGTGAGCCGGCTCGCGGCCACCCTCCGTCGTCTGCGTGCACGGCTGTGGCGCCGCCGGGTTGGCGTCTGCCTGACCTGCGGCCGGGCGCTATGTCCAGGGTGCACGTACCGGTGGCCGCCGCGCAGGCCGGACGGATGGGCGCCGTGAGCGGGATGGTGGGGCTACTTGCCGAGCGTGGCGGCCTTGATACGCGCTGCCCATGGCTGCGCGTTAGGCGGCAATGGTCCGGCAGCCGGCGCGACGAATCCGGAGCGCGTGCATACGGTGAGCGATACATCGTCGATGAACCACCAGCTGTTGTCCAGAGCATCGTTGCTAACAGAGAACACGGCGTGCATGTCCCGGCGGTTTGTGCGCATGTAGCTGGTGACGTCCAGCTGGCTGTTAGTCCAGTGGCTGACCGCGTTCTGGTTCCAAAAGAACTTGATGAACAGGCTGTCGTCGCCGGTGTCGTTCGGGTCCAGCAACCCATACCCGTATCCGTCGCTGGTGGCCTCGTGGTCCAGCGTGATCGCGTACCACCAGAACCAGAGGGTGGCCTTCGTCAGATTGGCCGGATTGCCGGTGAACTTGTTGCTGACCATGACGGATGTCTCGTCTTCGAATGGATGCATTTCACCCATCCACTCGCCCCCATGAGGGGTTACGCCGCTGCTTCCTTTGGTGAAGCGAACGATGCCCTCATCGCCAGCCCGGCGCCATGGCCCGTCGGTGTTGGCTTCGAATCCGCCGTCTTGCACGACGTTGGTGCACGTCTCCTGACCGGGGTCCTGTGTCGGCGTGGGCGTTCGGGTGTCCGTGGGCAGGATCGGTCGTCGTGTCGAGGTTGCGGTAGCCGTCGGCGTGTATGTCGGCTCCGGTGTCGGAGTTGGCGCGCTGGCCGTCAGAGTGCCAGCGATGGCAGTGCCGACCACATCAGGAGTCGGAGCCAGCGCAGTCCGAGCAGCGAACGTGGCGGCGATGGACGTTGCCACCAGGTCGGGGGTCTGCGTGGCGCTGGGCTCAGCGGTGATGCGCAGTGGGGATCCGTTGGCCAGCAGCGCTGGCAGGGCGACTTTGTAGGGCAGCTGCTGTGCGCGGGCAGCCAGGGCGGACCCCAGCGAGACAGCGGCGACGAACGACGCGGCGGCGATGATGCGGCGCATGGATTCCCCCTGATAGTGACGCTTCGCCGCATTGTAACAGCAGCGTTTCCGCCGCGCAATGGAACAACCGTTCGGCTTCCCGACCCGTATACGTATGGCAGTCAGAGGGTGCCCCATGCTCCACGGAGCTTTTCAGCGTACAATCGAGACAATGCCCCAGTGGGACGCCGCGCAGAAAGCGCGGAGAGACCAGGGCGAGCCGGTGAGAATGGCAATCCTGCGAGAGACGCTGCGACGCCGCAACGAACGCGAACCGTCGTCGACGTGGGCGGAGCTGGGCTCGGCAGTCGGCGTGGCTGGGGAGACGGCGAAGTATCACTGCCGCGTTCTGCGTCGCCGGGGCTGGGTAGACTTCCAAGACGGTCGCCCGCGCACTCTCGTGTTGACCGAAGCCGGCGAAGCCGCCATCCAGCCCGAAGGTTAAGTTACTGTCACGGGCCGGAGAGGGCCTCGTGGACGCTTGACAGTTTCTTAGTTGCTGGCTATACTCTACCCACGTTACCAGTTCCATATGACAGCCAGCCGCCCGGCGTAGAGCACCGGACGGCTGGCACAGGCGATCACGAAAGGAGAGCTTTCTGATGAACGCCACCACGCAGTATAACCTCACCGCCCGGCCGGCGCCCAACGCCGACCCCGCCACGATCGCGGCGATTCTCGCCCGGTCGCTCCCCGCGGGCCACCCGTACATAGTGGTCGACGCGGACCCGCTGGCCCGCCTGGTGCCGCTGACGGACGCGCAGCGCCTCGAGCTGGCAGCCCAGCGCGAGGCGATGGAGGCCGCCGAGTACGAGCGGCTCACGCGCCGGGCACGACGCCACCAGAACGGGCTCAAGGCGTACAAGGCTCGTCAGGCCCGCAGCCAGGCCAACTCCATGAGCTGGAGCTGGTGGAAGGCCGAGGCGTACCGCATGCGCCGCGAGAATGCCCAGGTCCTTGTGGCCTCGGCAGCGGCCGGCGAGACGCGCACCCCGATCTGTCCGAGCTGCGGCGACGAGATCCTCATCGGCCGCAACTGGGCCGGCGGCAGCGACTACCTGTGCGCGGACTGCTACGCCGAGTTCGAGCGCGACATGGCCGAGCAGGATGCCATGGTCGCGTCGGTGGAAGCGATGGTAGCGGCATGATGGCACCCGACACCGTCCTGCCCACCCTGACCCTCGTCGGCGGCCGCGTGATGGCCGCCGAGACCGGCGAGGTCCTCGACGTCGAGGATCCCGAGGTCGCCACCGAGCTGTTCGGCGAGACGCTCGAGACCTTCGCTCGCGCCCGCATCGAAGCCGACGCGCTGCAGATGCAGCTGGAGGACATCGAGGCCATGGCGCTGTCGACGGCACGCGCCACCGAGAAGTACAAGCAGATTACTGCGCGGCACCAGGTGGCGCGCGACACGATGGCCCGCATCGAGGCGACTCTCGACGGCATGTTCGGCGAGCGTGACGCCAAGGTGAGCATCGACACCGGCCGGGTGCTGGTGACGTGGGGCAAGCCAAGGGAAACCTGGTCGCTGGCCAAGCCGGCGAGCTGGTACGCGACGGGAAAGGCGCGGTACGGGTTGCAGCAACTCCTTGCCGGGTATCTCAACGCGGAGGGCGATGAGCCCTTCATCGTGGCCACCGCAAACGCGGTTCTCAACTGGCTCGCCCCGACCGCGAAGGTCAGCGAGCCCGGCGCGCCGAGCATCACGGTGCGGGCGAATGGGGCAGGGCGATGACGACCATCGACCCGCGCGACATCATCGTCGCCGCCACCGACCGCAGCGAAGGCCGGGCGCCCGGCACGCTGGAGGTGATCGAGTACCGACGGGGAGACGGCGCTGCCATTCGCCGGGCCCTCCTGATCCGGGACGTTGAAGGGCTGCTCACGGCCGCCGGGATGACTCGGCTGGATGAAGGGGAGGACGACTGACATGCCAATCCAAGGAATGACGGGAGAGTACCGGTGGCCGCGGTTGGGCTCAATCCGGAAGGGCGAGGCCAAGCCCAACGACCGGCAGCCAGGCAAGGACCTGGGTGACGAACTCCGCTTCGTGGGAGTGGACGACGGGGTCACCGCCGACTGGGTCGCAACCTTTGGCGCAGCCAAGGTCGACGAGATCCTCATCCGGCTGCCTTTCCCAACCGTCGACGAGAACTGGCAGGCTTGGATGGAGAGCTATGTCGCTGGCGGACTGGTCCATCGCTGCGATCGGCGCACCGTGGTCCTGCAGCTGAAGCCCGATGGCACCTACGACGACACGCCGCGGCCCTGTGACGGGCGATGCGGGGCGAAGCCGGTGGGGCGGCTCGAGGTGTTCGTGCCCGCCTTCCAGCGGATGGGCACGGTCACAGTGCACACCACCAGCATTCACGACATCATGAACCTCGACGGCTGCCTGCGATCGCTGGCGGTCCTGGTGGGGGACCTGACACGGGTGCCCTTCACTTTGAAGCGCGTGCAGCGTCCGATCTCCACGCCCGGCAGCGATGGGAAACGAGCCCGCCGGCCGGCCTGGCTGCTCCACATCGAGCCTGCGCCGGATTGGGTGCGAGCCATCACTGCCGGCGGGCAGGCGCTCGCCGAGCTCGCGGGCCCCGAGGTCCTCGCGTTGCCAGCCCCATCGCCGGCACAGCTCCCCGAGCACCAGGTGGTAGTAACCACCCCCACTGGCGAGATCATCGACGGCGATGCCAGCAAGGTGCAGAACGGATTCCGGGCCCGCATCGAGGCCTGCACGACGCTCGAAGAACTCCGTGCCCTGTGGCCGGACATCGTCGCGATCGAAGAGGCCGCCTACAAGGCCAACGTCATCGCGCTCTGGCGAGTCCAGGCGGTGGTGATCATGCGCGCCATGATCCCGGGCTCGGACGTCGAGACGCGGGGCGCGCTGGCCCAGCGGCTGGAGCAGCTGCCGGACACCACGCCGGGCCGGGACGAGGCGCTGCGCGAGATCGAGGACATCAACTGGGCGGACAGCATCCAGGCGGGACAGCGCCAGCGCCAGGCGGCGATGCTCGCCGAGTCGGTGCCCGCATGATGACACCCGACGTGCTCCGCGTCGCCGCCCAGGTGACCATCGACGGCCAGAGCGTGCGAGCGGTCGCGCTGCTCAAAGCGCACGGGCTCGGCTCGCCCGACAACAAGGTCCTGTGCGCCGGTGCGTGGCAGGAGATCTCTGACCTCGCCGGCGCGACGACGAACGACGTCGTGAAGCTGATGCGATCCATCCGCGCCGATGACCAGGTGGTTCCGACCATCGGGCGCCAGGCGCAGGTCATCTACCAGGCGATCGCCGCGGCCTACGTCATGGGCCGAAAGGCGGGCGCCGCAGGAGGAACGATTCCGACGCAGTAGGCTGCGATCCATGTGCCGGCGGGGGGCTGCAACCCCCCGCCGGCCAACAACACACGGGAGAGTCACCCATGCTCACACAGGATATCGCGGTGCCGGACACCGCGCCAACCAACAGAATATTTCGGGGCGAGATGCCCCGACGGCTGTACCGCATCCCGGAGGCGGCCGACCTGGTCGGCTGCAAGCTGGCGGGGATCTTTACCCGCATCGACGACGGCGAACTGCCGGTGCTTCGCCTGCCGTCGCTGGCCGGCAACAAGACCAGGCTGCCGCGCCGTGTCCCGGCCGCCTGGCTGGACCACTGGCTCGACATGATGGACCGGTCGAACCCGATCCGCACCGACGCGGCGTTGGTACTGGCGGCCGCGGCGGGGCCGCACTACCTGACCGTGCGCAAGGCCGCCGAGGCCCTGTCTGTGAGCCACGACTGGCTCTACAAGGCCATCCTGTCCGGTGAGTTCCCGGAGCCCACCGTGGTCGGGAAGCACTACCGGATCCGCCGCGCGGTGCTGGACGCTTGGGTGCTCGACCTGATCACCAGGGGCGAGGCCGAGTGGTACGGTCAGCGCGCGGTGGCGCGGCTGGTGGAGCCACTGGAGACCGCACGATGAGCCGCCGACGCTGCGACAGCTGCCAGGGGCGGTGCTTCACCCCGGACGGCCCGTGCCACGAGTGCTGCGGCACGGGCGATGACCTCAGCGTGGCGAGCGACCTGAGCAACGTCGGGCTCATCGTGCTCGTGCTGTGTGCCATCGCGATCGTGTCGGTGTGGGTAGCGGCGGCGGGAGGCATGCAATGAACGCCGTGTTCTGCGTGCCGTGCTCGCGGCGGATGATGCCGCACCGGATCGGTATCGACGTCCTGACGTATGCCTCTACCGACCGCCCGTACCAGCTGTTCTCGGGCGACCAATTGAAGTGCCCGGAGTGTGGTGCACTCTCAGTGCTGGTGGCGGGTGGCAAGCCCATTGAGCACTTCGACAGCCGGTTCGGCGGCTTTGTGGAGGCAGCTCGGGCTGCCGGGACGCTGCTGGAGATCCTGCCATGACGGCCCGTGACCCCGTTGCCGTCAACCTCGAGCGCTACCACGGCTGGCACCAGGACTTCAACGGACGGTGGGTCCACAAGCAGCTGGCACCGAACGGCGTGGCCACGCTGCAGAAGGCCATGGACGTCCAGCGGGAAGCCGACCGCAAGGCCTCCGAGTCCGCGCGCGACATCGACATCCGCCGCGCGGACACCGACGACGAGTACCGCGAGCGGGCCCTGGCAGCGATCCGCCGGGTGGCCGAGCGCGAGGCCGAGTTCACCACCGACGCGGTCCTCGACGAGGATCCGGCGCTCGCCGGCACCCGCTCGCTGGGGCCGGCCATGCTGCACGCCTCTCGCGAGGGGTGGGTGGTCAGCACCGACCGGATGGGCAAGAGCTCAACGAAGGCTTCGCACGCGCGGATGAAGCGGGTGTGGCGCTCGCTGATCGTCGGCGGGCAGCCTGGCGCCGCGGTGCCGACGATGGCGCTGTCGGAGGTGGTGAGCTGATGGCCACCAAAGAACGTCAGGTCCTCGACGCCAAGAAGGTGGCCAAGCTCATCTGCGGGACATGGTGGTTCATCAAGGGCCGGAGCCAGGGCGTGCCGCTGCAGGTCCTCGATGGAGACGAGGGCGTGTGGTGCGGCGACGGGTTCTGCGGCTGGCACTTGCGCGGAACGAAGGCGCAGTGGATGACGCTGTTCCTCGCTGCGGACACAGTCGATAACGGTGGCATCGGCCAGGCTGATGTCGACTTCGCCAAGCTCGTAGCCGAAGCCAAGGACGGCGCCGTGGCCATCAGTGCCACCAACCTGCTCTTGCGGGTGGGCGACCAGGGGACGTGCCGCATGTTCGTCGGACCGGACAACAGCGTCGCCTGGGTCGATGAAGACATCCTCAAGCCCCTTGGCGACGTGATGTCGCTGCTCTGGTGGACCACGGAGACCGGGCCGCGGCCCATCGTCGGCGGCACCCTCACAGAGAACTTGTGCGTGGTGATGCCCATGTACATCCCTGGCCAGCATAAGGCGCTAGCGCGAGCGTGGCGCAGCTGGAACGGGGAGGACTTGCTCGACGATGACTCGGACGGACGACTGCAGCCGGCGCTGGTCCCGGACGCGGGAGGTCTGGCACCCGATGACGCTGCGCCTGGGCTGAACCTGGCCTGGGCGGAGACAGACAGCGATCCCAACGCGGAAGTCACAATCGGCGATGTGACCTTCAAGAAGGTATGGCCATGACTGACACGCTGCACCCAGGCGACCGCGTCGTCGTGACCCAGCAGGACGTGCCCGGGCGCGAGCACTGGGTCGGCATGCCGGGGACCGTCCAGTCAGTGGACGACCCCGTCGAGGACCTGTACCCGGTGCTGGTGAAACTCGACTCGCTGGCGCTGCCGTTCCACTTCGCGGGCGACGAGCTCCGGCTGCTGTACGCGGCGGGCGAGCTGGTGGGGGTGGCCCGTGGATGACACCTCCAGCAGCAACATGTCCATCCCAAAGTGCGGCACCTGTGGCGCGCCGATCGTCTGGGTGCGCACTGCCAGCGGCAAGGCGATGCCCGTCGACGCGTCGTCGGCCACAGTCGGCGACCTGATGTACATCCACGGCAAGCACGTCTCACACTTCTCGACGTGCCCGAACGCTTCGAAGCACCGGAGGCCGAGATGAGCCGCCGTGCACCTGCCTTCAATGCGGTGCCGGACACGACCGTCACCGGGCCCGTCCTCACCGTCCTCGCCTGCGGCTGCCGCATAGATCCCGACGGGGCGTTGTGGTACCCGTGCCCTGCAATCTACGGCACCTACGGCGCAGCGCGATACCTGACGAGCGCCGGCCGGCGCAGCGAGATGCTGGCGCGGTGCGAGGCCCGCATCCGAGCGCACATCGCCCAGCAGCAGCCGGCGGCGAGCGGGCATCAGGCGGTGTTGCTGTGACCGTCCTGGAGATCGCCCCCATGGTCCTTGCCCCGCGGAAGGTCGTCGGCCGCTGCCTGGTGTGCGACTGCCGGCTCGTGACGCCGCGCGAGGCTGTGCGCTGCGAGCCGTGCCAGGAGCGGGGCGCGTGGCCGCCGTGGATGGCGGCGGAGCTTGAGGCGGTGGTGGCCGAACCGGCGGACGAGGGGAGCGAAGCGCCATGAGCGTACACGTCTCTGCCCGCGTCTGGGACCAGTGCCAGCAGAATGGCGAGGCCTTGCTGGTGATGCTAGCGCTTGCCGACCACAGCAACGACGCCGGGGAGTGCTGGCCGAGCTTGGACCGCATCGCCGACATGGCGCGAGTAGAGAAGCGTTCCGCCATCCGCATCCTCAAGCGGCTTGAGGATGCGGGCGAAGTCGAGGTCGAGCGGGGCGGCGGACGGGGCCACACCAACCGCTACTCCCTACCGAAGTATGCCCGGGCGGGTACCCCAAACGGTGACCGAGTGACATCCATTCCACTAGAAACAGTGACCGCGGAGTCACCGTTAGCGGCGGTAAACGGTGTCCCAACGTCACCGAATGGCGGTCCAGAAAGGGTGACTTTGGAGCCACAAACGGTGACCGCGGTGCAAGAAAGGGTGACCCTGATGCACGAAAGGGTGACCGGGGGGTCACCCGAACCATTAGAACCATCAAAGAACCATCAAGGGGAACCGTCAGAAGAAAATTCACCGCGCGACGATCAGCGGATGTTCGACTCGCTGTGCGGGGTCTACGGCACCACGGCGGCAGCGATCGTCGGCAGCGCCCGCGGTCGGATGAACAAGGCGATCGCCGAGTGGCGTGCCGAAGGGGTATCGCCAGAGCAACTCGACATCGCGGTCGGGATCTACCGGGAGTCGTTCAAGGGCAGGCAGGGCGAGCGACCTAGCCGAGCAGACCTCGACGATGCCATCGGGCAAGCGAGGGCAGGCCGCGTCGCGGAGTCCGCAGCCATCGACCAGGTCATCGCCGAGGGCATGGCGGACGTCGAGGCGCGGCTCGAAGCCTCGCCACGTGCACCAGCCGACGCCGACCGGCTGTGGCGCGAGGTCCACGCCGGCCTCGCCCTGCGCATGCCATCCGCTACGCTCAAGGCGTGGGTCGACCCGGTGCAGGTGGCGTCGTTCGACGGCCAGACGCTCACGCTCGTGGCGCCGACCGCCGCGGTGCACTCATGGCTGACGCAGCGATTGGCACGCGAGCTCGACGAGGCGCTGGCGGACGTGGCGCCTGGGTCACGGGTGGTGGTGCTGGCGCCCGAGGCGGCAGTGGAAGGGCGGGCGGCATGAGCAACGCCATTCTGCGCTGGATTGTCTCGCGATATGGCCCGGTGACGTTGACCGGAACCGGGACGGGGATTGTCGCCAAAGTGCCGGTCATGGGTGGAACGTGCATCGGAATCGGATACAGCATCGAAATTGCGCTGCGTGAATTGCTCGCGGACCTGACCGTCAACACCGACGATCTCTTGACTGCCCTGTTCGAGGGCACGGACGGAAGTGAGTGGCCCGGAGTGCGGGTGCCCGAAGCTGACCGAGGTAAGGCATGAGCGCCACGCAGCTGGGCCTCGACCTGACGCCAATCGGTGCGGTGGCCGTGGGCGACCGCGTACGGATACTGCCGACCTGCGGGGCGACTGAAGAGTTACTGCCCGGCTGGCGCCATCTCGTGACGGCTGGCGAGATGTGCACGGTGATCGCCGTGCGCCCATCCCGCGGGAAATTCGGATCGACATGCCACCCTGTCGTCGTGCTGATGGACGAACCGGGGGACTCGGGGCGAAGGCGCGAGTATGCCTTCGAGCACGAGGACCTGGAGCCGGTCCTCGACGACGCCGTCGCGGTCGATGGACGGGCAGCATGACCTACCCGCTCATCTACCGCTTCCGGTCTGGCCCACCCGCCGGCTACGCCAACCCCGTCCGCGCGGCGCTGTATGGTCGCCGGTGCCGTGTGGTGTGCCGGGGGCGGATGAACAGCTGCCTCATCGAATTCGAGGATGGCACGCGCGTCGTGAGCAGCCGCAACGCGGTGCGGAGGGCGTCGTGATCCGGAACGCCGCGCGCTGGCTCGTCTGGGCGGCGCTGGCGCTGGTCGCCGTGCTGTGGAGCGCTGGGGTTGAGTTCTTCACCGACGACGAGGGCGTGGTGGACGGGCTGATCGGAGATGACCGTTGAACGAACCAAGGAGGGTACCGAAGTGAAGCAGCGAACCGAAGGCCGGCTGATGTACTCGTTATCCCAGCTCCAGGCGTGGAAGCGCAACTACAACCGCGGCGACGTCCACGCGATCGCCGCCAGCATCCAGCGCTGGGGATTCAACGGCGCGCTCCGTGTGTGGTCCGGCGACGATAGCCAGGCGCCCACGGTGATCGCCGGCAACCACACGTACCTCGCGCTCCTGCAGCTGAAGGACGAGGGCGCCGATCCACCCGTGCACGTCGACGTCGCCCCGGACGGTAGCTGGCAGGTGGCGTGCGTCGACGTCTCCCACCTGGCCTACCACGAGGCCGAAGCGTTCGCCATCGCCGACAACCGCGTCGCATCCCTGGCCACGCACGACGACGAGAAGCTCGCGCTACTCCTGCGCGAGATCTCCGATCAGAACCCGGAGGACCTCGCGGCCATCGGGTACGACCTGGACGACATCGAGAACCTGCTCCGCCGCCTTGGCGACCTGGACGACGATCGCCCCGCCGCGCCGGAAGCACGCCTCGACCGGCTCAAGGAGCTGAAGGAGGAGTGGGGCACGGCAGCCGGCCAGCTGTGGGTCATCCCCAGCGCCACGTGCCCGGGCAAGGAGCACCGCATCGTCTGCGGCGACGCCACCGACGGTGCGACAGTCGCCCGGCTGATGGCCGGCGAGCGCGCGGTGCTCTTCGCCACCGACCCGCCCTATCTGGTCGACTACGATGGCACCAACCACCCACAGGCCAAGGGCACCGGCGCACGTGAGAAGAGGATCGCCAACAAGGACTGGGACGAGGTCTACGACGACAAGTGGGACGACGCCTCGCAGGGCGCCGACCTCTACCGCGGCTTCATTCAGGCGGCCATCGAACACGCCATCACCGAGGACGCCGCCTGGTACTGCTGGCACGCGTCGCGGCGCCAGGCAATGCTCGAGGGCGTATGGGAGGAGTTCGGCGCGTTCGTGCACCAGCAGATCATCTGGGCAAAGAGCCGGGGCGTGCTCACGCGCAGCTGGTACCTGTGGAGCCACGAGCCGTGCTTCTTCGGCTGGATCCGCGGCCAGAAGCCCAAGCGCGTGGCGGACAACCACCCAGGCAGCGTCTGGCAGGTGGCCACGGCCGACGCCGACACCACCGGCGATCACCCGACGTCGAAGCCCACCGCGCTCTGGGAGCTGCCCATCGAGCAGCACACCAGCCGCGGCGACCTGATCTACGAACCCTTCAGCGGCAGCGGCACCGCGCTCGTGGCGGCCGAGCGCACCGGCCGCATCGCGTACGCCTGCGAACTCCAGCCCGCGTTCGTCGCCGTTGCCCTCGACCGGCTCGCGCAGATGGGCTTGGAGCCTCGGCTGGAGAGTGCCGAAACAGTGACCGAGACCGTGACCGAACAGTAGGCTTCCTCTAAGCTTCCTCACTACTTTCGATGGTAATGTGTGACACAAGACGGGCAACCGAACACCACGAAAGGAACAGGAGATGACGAACGAAGTGACGGACCAGGAGCGGGCGGATGCGGTGCGAGCGGCGCAGGAGCTGATCTTCGAAGCGATCGAGAAGATCGAGTGGGCGATCCGCGACCACGGCTGCGAGGACAACGTGGACGCCTACGTGGTGGCCCACCTCAAGATCCTGGCGGGGAGCGGCCACGGCTACATCACCCGCGACCAGAACCTCGACGACGTGATCAGGAAGCTGGACCCGAGCAGCGACAACGAGTTGGACTACTGACGGTTGCCCGATGGGGTGGCGGGTTCGCCCGCCACCCCCGGGGCGATCGGATCCGCGATATCCGCACGCACACACGAGAAACGGAGCACGAAGATGATGACGGTCACGGTAGAGGCGAAGGTGGAACTGGTCCCGGCTCGATGGGAGGAACTCACTGGCGGGCTGATCGGCTACCTGGACGCGACGTACGAAGAGCTCGTCGCCCACTTGGGTGAGCCCGAGCGGTATGACCAGCCAGGCGACAAGGTCGACGTCGAGTGGCGGCTGAAGGACGCCGCTGGAATGTTCGGAGGCTTCAGGCTCTACAACTACAAGGATGGGCCGAACTACCTCGGGCGCGACGGGACGCCGGTCGAGAAGATCACCGACTGGCACGTCGGAGGGCGCCGCAACGAGAGCTTGAAGTTGCTCCAGGCGATCTTCGGCGAACGGGCTCGGACAGCTTGGTAGAAACAGTCGGCGGCGCTCGACGCTGGGCGCCGCCGGCCGGATCAGGCGCCACCCCCTATAGGGGCTGGCGTCTGATCACAGTTCGTATCTTGACAGAAATCCGCTTGCTATCGTGCGTCGTGTATGGCTATATGGTGTCACCAAACACGCACGCGCGAACGCGCAGGAGGGCAACCAAATGAAACTGACGACGACGGCACTTCGGAACGGATGGACGACGCAGGACGACGACACGGTGGAGAAGCTGGGGAACATCAGCATGGCGGACACGGACCTGCTGGTGGCGGCCGCGAAGGGCGAGGTGGACTTGAACGAGATCGCACGGTGGGTGCTGGCCTCGCGAGGGATCGGGACCAACGGTGCATGGGTGGGCTTCCCCGAGGCGAAGCGGCAGATGGCGGAACTGAGCAAGCCGATCGACGCCGACAAGGCGATCGCCGAGCTTGCGACGACGAAGCTTGGGATTGAGACGCTGGACACGCGCAAGAGCGACTCGCTCGACTTCCACGAGCTGGCGGTCTGGACGCTGCGGGCAGCCCTGGCGGCGGCCTACGAAGCTGGCGCAGCAGCGCAGCGCGCCGAGCTGGTGGCGGCCTGAGCCGCGGACGGACGAAGGAGACACGACGATGGCATGCGCGACAATGGTGGTAACGCCCTACGGACGCCGACTGCAGATCACAGTGGAGTACGGCGAGGACTGGATCGAGATGGAGGAGGTCGTGGCCTTGGACGGAAGCGAAGACATAGCGGACAACGAAGTCGATGCCGCGGTCAGCGCTGCAGACGCGCGCCTGCGGGCGCCCATCGAGGAAGGAGAATGACGGTGATCCCGCACTGCGAGTGCTGCGGCGGCAGGAACCCAACGACCGACGACGGCTACACGACCTGCTGCAACGAGCTCGTCTGCTACGGAGACGACCAGGTCTGGACGAACGGAGAGAAGCGCGTGACCGCCTGCTGCAGCGCCGAGCTCAGCACCAAGCTTCACGGAGCAGTGGGGGGCTACTGGCTGGCAAGATGAGCGGGCGGACGGTCTGACGACCGCGCCACAGAACCAAGCCACAGGGCGACACGAGCGCCTTGTGGCTTGCTCCGGTGGTCGAGGAGGAGTCAGCCATGCCATGCGAACGTAGCGATGCCAAGCGATGAGTGGAGAGCCAAAGCGATGTGGAGCCAAGACCAGGAGCGGCAAGCCGTGCCAGCAGTGGGCGGTGACCGGCCGCGAGCGCTGCCGCATGCACGGCGGTCGGCAGCCGCGTGGCCTGGCGCACCCAGCCACCAAGCACGGGCGCTTCTCCAAGGACCTGCCGGTGCGGCTGCTGGCGGACTACGAGGCGGCGCTCAAGGATCCGGACCTGGTGGCGCTGCACGAGGAGATGGCGCTCGTCCAGGCGCGCGAGGCGGACCTGGTGCGCCGCGTCAGCACGCGGGAGGCGGGCGAGAGCTGGGGCGACGTGCGCGCGGCGATGGCAGCGTTCCGGAAGGCCCAGCGCGACGACGACGCACCGGCGGCGGCCGCGGCGCTCAAGAGGATGGAGGCGGCGCTTGCCGAGGGCGAGGACGACTACGCGGCATGGGCCGAGCTCCTGGCAACCATCGAGCAGCGCCGCAAGCTGGCCGACACCGAGCGGCGCCGGCTCGAGGCGCTGGAGCAGAACATCAACCGACAGCAGGCGCTGGTGCTCGCGGCCGCGCTGCAGGACGCGGTGAGGCGCCATGTCCCTGACCCAGCAGTCCTATCAGCCATCGGCCTTGAGCTCGGTCGCATCCTCGCTCACAACGGGGCTGTTCGCCGAGATGGTGGCGGCGATGGTTGACGGCATGGCGCAGTCAGAGCGACGGACCACGGCGCCGCCGGCGTGGCAGTGGATCGCCGAGAACTTCCAGGTGATCGATGCCGAGACCGGGAAGGCGCGGCCCTTCATCGTCTGGCCCTGGATGGTGCGGGTGCTGCTCGACACGCTGCCGGAAGGCGAGGACCTGCCGTACAGCCTGCTCCTGTACAGCACGATCAAGAAGGCTGGCAAGACGGCGTTCAACGCGGCCATCTGCGCCGAGCTGATGTTCAACCGCGCACCCGACGGCGCCGAGCTCTACAACTTCGCCAACGCCAAGGAGCAGGCGTCGGGCCGCGTCTACCGCGCCGTGAAGTACGCGATCGAGCATAACCCGGCGTTGCTCGCTCGCTGCAGCAGCGCCCCGTTGGAGACCATCACGCGCCTGCGAGGCGGCACGACCCTGCAGGCGATGGCGGCCATGCACGCCAACATCGCCGGCGCCAACCCGTTCTACTCCGGATGGACCGAGCTCTGGGGCTACGAGCACGAGAAGGAGCTCAGGGCCTGGGCCGAGATGACGCCGCCGCCAACCATCCGCAACAGCCTGCGGGTGGTAGACACGTACGCCGGCTACGAGGGCGAGAGCGGGCTCCTGAACCAGCTGGAGGACCAGCTGAAGGCCTCGCCGCGGCTGCACGTCGACGGCTTTGAGCTGCCAGCCGAGTATCGCGCCTACGCCCACCAGGTCGCCGCACAGCAGCCGGAGCTGGCCGAGTACCTTCTCCCGGCCGACGACGCCGGAAGCGGGCCGGTGCAGTTCGACTACGGGCTACCGATCTACGCCGACGTCGAGTCGCGCCTCTACGGATTCTGGGACGAGGGCGAGCAGGCCCGGCGTGTGCCATGGCAGCGGGGTGTCCGCGGCCTCGGCTACTACGCGGCGGAGGCGCGCTCGCTCCTGCCACAGCAGTACCGCCGGCTGCACCTGAACATGCGCGCCAAGCGGGGCGGCCAGTTCGTGGGCATTGAGGTGTGGAACGCCCTGCCGCGCGTCACCGCCTGGAGCACCGGCGACATCGACGCGGTGGTGCTGGCCGTGGACGCGGCGACGAAGGACGACCACATGGCCCTCGTTGGCGTCAGGGTCCGCGACCGCCGCGCCGAGGAGTGCTTCGTCAAGGAGTGGTTGCCAGAGGCCGACGAGCGAGCCGGCGGCGCCCTGGTGCTGGATCCGCGGGCCGTGCGCACAGAGGTACTCAGGCTGCGCGACGAGGGCATGCGCATCCTGGCGATCGGCTTCGACCCGTACCAGTTCCACGCCACGTACCTGGAGCTGGCCGCCGACGGGTTCAACATGGTCGAGATCACCCAGGGTCAGCCGCGGTTGGAGTCCGACACGCTGCTCTGGACTCTGATCCGCGACGGCCGCATCGCGCATACCGGGCACGGCGCACTCCGGGTCGCCGTCGAGAACGCCAACGCCCTCGCTGAGACGGGCAAGACAGGCGACGAGCGGCGGCTCCGGATTGTGAAGGGTAGCGGGAAGGTCGACCCGCTGGTGGCGTTGTCGATGGCGACGTGGGTGGCGCTCAACCCGCCGAAGGAGCGCGATGCGTCGGTGGGCGTCGCCCCGGGTTCGGGCCTACTCGCAGGCGCCGGTAGCAGCAGCGGCACGCGAGACAGGGCGTCGGGCGGCAGGCTGCCCACGCGGCAGGGCGGGGCGGCGCAACGGTTCAAGAGGGTGCAGAGGTAGGGAGAACCGGGGCCGCGTCGCGGTGCCCGTCAACGATAGGGAGACGAACATGGTGAAGCTGGGCGACCGAGGGCAGGATGCAATCACGGGCTTTGAGGGCATCGTGACGGCCAGGGTGGAGTACATCAGCGGGTGTGTGCAGGTGTGTGTAACGCCGGGAGGGCTGGACGAAAAAGGCCAGATCCGGAAGGGAGAGTACTTCGATATCCAGCGGGTGCATGTGGTCAACGCTGGTGCGGTGGTGCTGGACAACGGCGCGACGCCTGGCGGACCGCAGCGCGACGCACCGCCGGCCCGATAGCCGCCACACCGTAGGGGGAGGGAGGCGCCATGCAGCCACGACGGCCGCCCAGACGCCAAGAGCGCGCAGCGGACGAGACCGTCATCATCGTGGATAGGGAGTATGCATTGCAGGAGATTCGCAGCCTGACCATGCAGCTGAACATGTGGCGCCGCCTGGTCGGGCTGGCGCCAGCTGTCGTTGAGCGTAGGGTCGAGTCACTTGACGCGCCCGGGGATCAGGCTTAGACTACTACCCGTTGTGGTGGCCAGCACGGCACCAACCGAATAGCAGGGCCGCAACTGTGTGAACACACCGCAGTCCCGCCCGTCGTCCGTGGCCGCTCGCCCCAACAGGCGCCCGCCAGGGATGGCGGGCTCTTTTGCTTTAGGCCACGGGGACGGAATGACGCCAACCCGCAGGGAACTGATCGCCGACGAGGCGCGGGCCGAACTGGCCGCGCTGGCTGGCGCTACCCGGCGAGCGGTGACCAAGCCCGCTACCACCCGCGTCACCCCCACCGCCGCCCAGCCGTCCGCCGCGCCGACCTACGAGCCCGGGCTGCCGTCGCTCCTGGCCGGCGCCGGGAAGGACCAGTTCGCTGCCGCCGGCCGCCGCACCATCGACCGGCCCACCTACACCCAGGAGCAGGTCTACGCAGCGCTGGATGCGGCGTTGGACTACAACCCCGACGCGTCCTACGCCGCCTGGGTGTACAAGCTCCTGGGCCTGCGCGACTGGGACCTGGTGGTCGAAGGCGAAGACGGTGAGCCCGACGAGCTCGTCACCGACGAAGCCCTCGCGTTCACCGAGCGCTGCTGCCTGGCCTACGGTGGCGGGATCGATGCGATGCTCGCGGTGGGGATGGAGTCGCTGTTCCGCCGCGGCGCCATCGCCGGCGAGCTCGACGTGGCCGACAGCCTCGACGAGGTCCTCGACGTGGCGTTCGTGGATCCGGCCTACGTCGACTTTGAGCCGATCACGGACGGCAATCACAAGAGCCTGCGCCCCGTGTACCTGCCGTCGACCGGCGGCGATCCGGTGCCGTTCAACCAGCACCAGTTCACCTACATCTCGCATGGTGCGCGGGTAGATCTGCCGTACGGCAAGTCCCCGTTCCTGCCGCTGGTCGACGCTGCCTACCCCTACGCCGAGCTGCGGGACGGGCTGCAGCGGGTGGTCAAGGGCCAGGGCTTCAGCAAGATGGCCTTCATCTACGACTACGACCAGGTGGTCAGGACCGCGCCACCAGACGCCGTCCAGTTGTCCGCCGAGGGCGGGGTGAAGGTCCTCGACTGGAACAAGCTCAAGGCGCACCTCGACGCGTTCGTGGAGGACCTCCAGGACGAGATCGAGGAGATGTACGACGACGATCGGTGGGTGCTGCCCGACATGGTGAAGCCAGGCAGCGTCGGCGCCAACCACGCGACTGAGTCGATGGACTTCGCAAAGATCGCGCAGCTGTTCGACCAGGACGCCATCGTGGCCACCAAGAGCCAGCCGGCTATCCACGGCCGGCAGTGGGGCTCCGACCTGTCGTCGACTGGCTCTGTGCAGTGGACGGTGCAGGCGCTGGGCATTGAGGCCATGCGCGACTACGTGCGCCGCTTCGTGGAGTTCGTGGTCGACGGCTGGCTCACCGTCACTGGGCGCCGCGGCGCGGCTCGCCTGGTGTTCCCGCCACTCCGTAAGGAGGACCGGAAGGCCGAGGCTGAGGCCGACAAGCTCGTCACTGAAAACGCGATCCTGCTCCGCGATGCCGGTGCGATCGACAACGACGAGATGGCCGAGATGACGGTCGGCCACCCGGCCACCGGTGCGCCGGCTACGGTCGACGTACCGCCTGCACCGTTCGCCAACGGCCGCACGACTCCCGCGCGCCAGCTGCCGCTGCTGGTCGGTGACCAAGGCTCGCGCGCCGACCCCTTCACCCCAGAGGTGACGGACGCGGCCGGGCCCGTCGAGATGGAGAACGAACAGCAACCGCCCGGCGAGGTTGATGCTCGCCGGGTGGTGCGTGCCTTCGATGAGTGGGCACGCGACGAGGCTGAGAGCTTCGACGGATTGCTCGACGCCGTGGTCGTCACCTCGGCGCCTGAAGCCAGCAATGGCCGCGCGAAGTCCAACGGCAACGGCCACGCGCGCGCACTGTCGGCGCCGGCCGGGCGCTGGCAGTGGGACGCCACCGTGGCCCGCTGGCGCTACCCGTCCGATACGCCCAACCGCCTGGGCCGCCTGCTGCCGCCAGAGCGCGCCGACGAGATATTCGAGCGCCGCATGGCTGCCAGGAAGGCCGAAGCGGTTGCCCTCGCCGAGCGCTTCACGGCGGGCCGGATGACGACCCGCGAGTTCCAGGACGCCTGGGCGAGGGTGGCGAAGGACGCCCACCTGGAGGCCCGCATGATCGCGGCCGGCGGGAAGAACGCCATGACGCCCACGCACTACGGTGCGGTTGGTGGCCGTGCCGGCACCGAGTACCGCGTGATCGGCAGCCTCGGCAAGCAGATCGAGTCGGGCGAGCTGTCGGCCGCGCAGATCCGCCAGGCTGTGGCGCGCCGCTTCGATGCCCCGGTGCGAGAGACGTACCGCCGCGGGCGCGAGTATGTGCACAGCCGAGCCGGGTACATGGAGGAGCGCAACCACCTGGAGCCGGGCGCCATGCACTGCCCGGGCTGTGAGGCCGAGGCCGGCCGCGGCTGGGTGGCGCTGGGGAGCATCAAGCCCGTGGGGCAGCGCGACTGCTCGACCGGCTGTGCGTGCCACATCGAGTTCCGCGTGAGTGCCGAGCAGGCCATGCCGGCGCACCGGGCCGCGGGGACTGTCGACGTGTACCGCACGATGTACGAGGTGCCAGCGTGATCGCCGACGCCGTGCTCTGCCCCGTCTGCCGGCGGCGCGCCTCCTCGGTGCGCCAGGAGATCGACGGCAACACCCGCACGCGCGTGTGGGTCCACACGGGCTACAGCTGCCGGGCGCAGGACACGGTTGTCCCTGCGGAGATCGACCGGGCGGAAGCGGCCAAGAACCTGGATCCGCGGATCGGGAGGGGAGCATGAGCAACCAGAAGCCCGAGTTCTACCACTACGCCGAGGCCCGCCAGGTGGTGGTCCGCGCTGAGGGTGACGATGCCGTTGGGCGCGTCACCGGCCAGCCGAGCGACAAGCAGCTGGCGATCATCAACGCCCGCTGCGCCCTCGTGCCCCAGCGGGCCGAGGACCTGTTCGTGTGGGACATCGAGATCAGCAACAACCACGTAGACAGCCACGGCACGTGGATGGACGACGCCACGTCCCTGGTCAACTACGAACGCCAGGCCAACAGCGGCCGCGGCATCCCCTACCTGCGCCACCACGACACCCGCTCCGACGAGTGGGGCCGGGTGTATGCCGGGCTGCTGGAGGATGCGCCTGCACCCGAGCGGGTGCCACGTGCGGCCGGCTCGCCGGCCCTGGCGCGTGACCTATTCCGCGACACGGCCACGCCCATGCGGTTGGTCGAGTCGGTGTTCACCCGCCGCGACATCGCGCCCGAACTGATCAGCCGCCTGGAGTCTGGCATCAGCGCCAGCAACAGTATCGGCTTCTCGGTCTACACCCCGGCCGACCCCGGCTCGATGCTGGAGTGCGACATCTGCGGGGTGGACATCTTCCTGATGGACGCGGGCGGGTTCGTCTGCAAGCACATGCCCGGCTTCGAGTACATCGAGCCGCTGGGCCAGGGCGACGACGCCGAGCAGGTGCAGGTGATCGCCACGGCCAAGGTCGTGGGCGCCAGTCAGCGCGAGGCCTCGGGCGTGTACCTGGGCTCGACGCCTGGCACCTACACGCTCGCCGACCGCGTGGCGGCACTCTACCACGCCGGCCAGGTCGGCGAGGGCGAGGCGCGCCGCTACGAGGAAGTGCACCGCCTGGAGCGGGGCTACGTGGTGGGCGACCGCCGCACGATGTTCGACATGGGTGGTACCAAGACGGTGACTCCACCGGTTCTCGACGCCGGTGTCACGACAGGCCAAGACGCCTCCGAGCGCGAATCTGATGGAGGTGATCCGAGCATGGATCCGAAGCAACTGCTCGAACGCGTCCGCGCGCTCTTGGGCGTCGACCAGGACCGGGTCGCCGCGTTCGAGCTGGCGGACGGCGAGAAGGACCCGATCACCGCGATGCACCGGGTGCTGGTCGATGAGGTCGACCGGGAGCGCAAGGCCGTGACCGCAGCCAATGGGCAGGTCGAGGCGCAGCGCCGCACGGTGGCAGAGCGGCTGGGTGCGACCGAGGGCGAGAGCCTGACCGACGCGCTCGACCGGGTCATGGCCCTGGCGAAGCTGGGCGAGGGGGCGCGTGATCGCCTCGTCGACGAGCTCCTCAGCCAGATGACGCGGGCCGGTATCAAGTACGAGGCCGAGGCGCAGCGAGCGATCGCAGTGCGCATGACGCCCGACGAGATCGAGGCCCAGACCAAGATGTTCAAGGCGACTGCCGACAGCCGGTTCACGGCGGGCACCGTCTCCGATCCCGCCGTCGAGCCCCGCGCCGCCACCGGTGTGCGCCGGCCCGACCCGGCCCTCGTGGGCTAGGAGGACCACCACACAATGAGCGATCCGCGACTCACGTTGGACTTCCAGGGTCAGAACGCCGAGTTCCTGACCTTCGCCATCGACAACTCCCAGATCACCTACAGCGCGACGGCGGCCAAGGGTAGCAGCCAGGTTGGCCTGGCCGTGACCATGTCCGCCGACGACACGATCAAGCTGACCGAGGATGGCGAGGGGATCCTCGGTGTCCTGGTGCTGGTGACCCACGACAACTACGCCACCGTGCAGGTCAGCGGTGCGATGAAGTTGCCGAAGGGCAGCGGCGCCACGATCACCCGCCTGAAGAAGCTGGTGGGCGCCTTGGGCGCGGCCAGCGCGAAGGGCTACGTCCGCGACGTGGCCACCGGCACGGCCGCAGAACTGGGCGTTGCCCGGGGCTTCACGGTCCGTGCCACCGCCGACTCCGCCGGCTTGATCGCCGCGGTGCTGTAGGAGGCATGACACGATGACCATTCTCTTCAAGGACTTTACGCCGAACCGTGCCATGCCGGAGCGCTCGCTCCAGCTGGCAAAGAACATCGACGACGGCATCTACGACACCCACGACGAGGAGGAGGGGCGCACCCTCACCGCGCTGGAGGTGTTGGAGCGCGAGGACCCGAGCGACGACCAGCCCGACTGGCTGCGCGGCACTACCGCGCTCCAGCGCTCGTTCATGGCGATGAACGTGCGGACCCGGGACGACCACCAGCGCGGTATCCGCGCCTCGACGGTCGGTCAGCTGTTCGACGCCGGCGGCGGCCGCGGCGCTGTGCTGTTCCCTCTGTGGATCGAGCAGTCCTGCCGTGACCGGCAGGCGGCCATCTTCGAACGCTTCTACTCGTCCAACCAGGTGGGTGACGGCAACAACGCATTGCGCCCGCACAACCTCGCCGCGCAGATCACGGGCGATGCGTTGCGGCAGTCGCTCCTGCCGCTCCTGGTGGGCTCGCAGGAGCTGGGCGACGGGCGGCCGTACACGTCGTTCCACATGAGCGAGGACTCGACGAAGACGACCATGCGTCGTCGCACCGAGTTCGCGCCGTCGGCAGTGTACAGCCTGACGGCGTCGGAGCGGACGCATAAGCTGGAGGAGTTCGGGATCCAGCTGGAGATCAGCTACAAGGCCATGCGCGAGTACGCGCTGCCGGCCTTGCAGCAGCACCTCAACTGGATCGCCCAGCGGAACGACCTCACGAAGGAGCAGGTCGCCTACGAGGTGCACATGTCGGGCGACGGCAGTTCGGCTGCCGCGACCAACACGAACGTCTCGAGCCTGACCGGCGGTGTGGCCGGCGCGATCACCCTGCCTCAGCTGCTGGAGTTCCTGCGGCTGTACGAGGGCGACGGCAACTACGCTCCCTCGATCATGATCGGCACGAGCGCTGTGCTGACGGTGTTCGATGCGTCGACGTTCGGCAGCGCCGAGCACCCGACGTTCGGCCCCCTGGGCCTTGCCATGCTCGGCCAGGCGTCGCGCCCTGAGGCGCGGTCGGTTCCGCCGATGTACTCCCGGAGCTACGCCACGGCGAACAAGGGAGGCTTCTTCGACCGGGCGACGCTGCGCATGGTCTACACCCCGCTCCTCGTCGAGCGGGACAAGGTCATCACGGGCAAGTTCGACGTGATCGTGATCTCCGAAGAGACGAACTTCGATCACCTGCGTGACGGTGGCCGGCGCACGCTCGACGTGAACAACTAGGAGCGTCGCGAGATGAAGATCAACAATCGCACGTTCCTGGCGTTCATCCTTCTCCTCGTCGTGGCGGGGGTGGCTTCGGCCATCCTCGTCCCGTCGGCCCCGGCCACTGGCGCGCCCGTCCAGCAGAACCGGTTCAACTACCGGGTGCAGGTCCGCGCCAGCAGCACCGAGCCGGCCCTGTGGGTGCGCCAGAGCGGCGCAGGGAAGGCGTTCGAGGTCCAGGCGGTGCCGACCAACACCGGCACGCCAGGCGTCAACGGGACGCCGGTGACGGCTCTGTCGGTGGCGAAGTCCGGGGTGACTACCTTCAACCTGCCACTGGCGGTTCCGACCGCCGGTGGCCTGACCCTGGGCGGCGTGGTCACCAACGCGGTCAACGTCGAACACCGGAACTTCCCGACGTACGCGACGACCAGCTTCACCTACACGGCGGCGGCCGGCGGCACGGTGCCGCTGTTCACCATCGCGGCGGGTGAGGAATGGGTGGTGCACGGGTTGTGGTTGGAAGTCACTTCCAACTTCAACGCCACCGGCGATGACGTCACCATGCTCATCGGCGACGGCAACGACACCGACGGATTCTGTGTGCTCGCCGACGCGGAGTTGCAAGCCGCCGATACCGAGGGCACGGGGTGGAGCGCTGGCTGGCAGTGCCAGGTGGCTGCTACCAGGGGCGTGTACCAGGACGGGACCGGCGGGTTCATCTACGACGAGGCGTCGACCGAGACGATCGACGCGATCATCGGCGAGACGTCGGGCACCACCCTCAGTGGTGGCGCCGCGACGGCGCACATCCTCTACACACGGATCGACTGACGGTGATCACGCGGCGGGCGGTCTCGACGACGCCCGCCGCGGCAGTGCTTATCCGAGAGTCCACAGGAGGCCATGATGTCTGACGGTACGATCTTTGTCGCAGCGCCGCGGAAGCACCCGTTCGACCACCTGGACCCGGGCAGCCGCCTCGTGTTCAGCGAGTGGGATCGGCGCCACCCGGCCAACCCTGCCTACGCCTCGCCGGCCGCGGAGGTCTGCATCAGCGAGGGCGACGGTGTCGCGGGCGATCCCGCCCGTGCCAACAACCCGCGCGGCAACCCACCGTGGGAAGTGTGGCCGACGCCAGCCGTGGTCGGGAAGATCACCAGCGGCGACCTGGTCCGCGTCGAGAAGGGCGAGGACACGAGCGACCTGCAGCTGGACGACAACCAGCTGGCGAGCCTGAACTCGCTGACCGACCGGCAGGTGGCCGGCCTGACGAAGCGCGGCTTCGAGACCGTGGAGGACCTGGCCGACAAGATCGGCCGCTCCGACGATCCGCTGGCGATGCTACAGGGCCAGCGCGGCAAGGCCGGCTCGATGTCCGAGGGAGTCGCGCGGGACCTGCTCAACGAGCTGGTGGCCCGCGGCGCCATCGAGGCCACGGGCTTCTAGGCACAGGCAATGGCGTACACCCCGGTGATCGTCGGCACCGCCGACTACGGTGACATCCGTCTGGCGCTCGGCTTCGCGGCCAGCGCCACGACGGACGTTCCCGATACCCTCGTCGAGGGGCGCAGCTTCCTGCGCTTCGTCGAGGGCAGGGTGCAGGTGGACGTGCCAACGTACGCCACGATCCTCGACACCGGTGATGCCGACTACAGCGCCCAGCGGGCGGACGCTCTGAAGAACGGCGTGGTGCTCTGGACGGCCAGCCGCATCGCGGCACTGTGGTTCGGTGCTCGGCAGGGCGAGGAGATCGTCCGCGAGGCCCTCGGGCCGGCGTCGGTGCAGTTCCGCGAGGGCCCCGGTTGGCAGGAGCTCGCCGAGCGCCTGGCGCAGGAGGCGGCCGGTGAACTGGCGGTGGTCGACCACTGGGGCGAGACGGCACCGCGAATGGTGCTGTTCGGGAAGTCCGGCCCGACCCGCAAGGCGGCAGACGATGCGGCCGTGGTGGGCACTACGACGTGGCGCGAGCGATTGTGGCCGCCCGTCGTGAAGGATCGGGACTACCCCTGATGCCACGAGGAAGCGGGCTGGGAAGCGTCGTGACCGACCTGGTCGACCGCCGTGGCCAGAGCGTGGTGCTCGTGCGCGCCGGAGCCGCGCTCGGCGCCCAGGACATGGTGCTGGACGTCTACGTCCTGGGCGCCGGCGAGGTGGCGATGATCGAGGCGGCCAGTGGCCAGGCTGGACTGACGTCGCTGAAGATCATCGGCGGCACGGACCTGGACATCGACCGCGGCGATCAGTTCGTGGCCGGCGACCTGCAGTACCGGGTGGTGCTGGTCAGCCCACCCGACGGCGTGCAGCGCATCGCCTACGCCCAGGGGCTGGAACACTGATGAAGGTGATCGTCGTCACCGGCCACACTGGTGAGGGGTGGGATGCCATCGCTGCAATCACCTACCCAGGCCTGGCTGCCTACTGCGACCGGCACGGGTATGACCTGACCCGGGCGCCGCTGGCCTCGTGTTCCGAGGGAAGGCCGGCGTCCTGGGGGAAGGTGCCGGCGCTCATGGCGGCACTGCGCCACGCCGACGTTGCCGTGTGGATCGACGCCGACGCCGTGATGTACCCGGTGGCGCCGCCGATCCACGAGGCACTGAAGCACGACGCCTGGCAGGCGATGGTGGTGCACCAGACGCCGGAGGGCACGGTGCCCGGCTGCGGCGTGTGGGTGGTGACGCGCCCTATGGTGCCCGTGCTGCGCCTGGCGTGGGCGGACTACCGTGACCACCGGTGGTGGGAGCAGGCGGCCATGCAGCGGCTCATGGGCTTCGAGCCGGACGCGCTGCCGGTGACGCAGCGGCTCGACACAGTAGTGTGGCGACACACTGCACTGCTGGACGCGCGCTGGAGCGTACTGCCGGGCGACGATCGCCCGGATCCGTACATGCGCCACGCACCGGGCGGACGGCCGCTGGTGATGCGTGAGGCCATGCTGCGCGAGTGGGCCAGAGAGGCGGTGCCCGCGTGATCCGCCCCAAGCTCACCTACAAGACCGCCCCACCGACGCGCGCTATCGCGTCCGTCATTCGCATCCCGGACGATGTGAACAAGGCCGTGAACGAGGAGATGTCCGCGATCGCGCGCGACATGCAGGTGTATGCCAAGGACAGCCATCCCTGGCAGAACCGCACCGGACGCGCCGAGGAGGGTCTCACCGGATACAGCGGCGCCTACGGTGGAGCGGTCGCTGGCCCGGGTCGCAAGGTGTTCTACGCGGCGCTCCGGCATGGCAAGGACGTCTTCTACGGCATCTTCCTGGAGGTGAAGCACGGCGGCCGCTGGGGGATCATCCAGCGCACGCTGGAGGCGTTCGTCGGCCAGATCCCTGGGCGCATCGTGAACGCGATCAACGAGGCGGTGCGCTGATGGGTGCCACCCTCGCCGAGACGATCCGCGAGCTGCTCGTTGCTGACACGTCCTACGCGACGAAGCTGCCAGGTGGGCTGTACCTGGCCGATGAATCCACGTACGCCGAGGTCGGAGCTGGTGCCCAGCAGCACCCGATCAACCCGACCGACACGCCGAACGCCTACGTGGCCATCGACGGCACGACGGTGAAGAAGCTCACGTGCTGCGGGCTGATCATGACCAGTTCCGAGCCGACGACGAACCGCGGGCAAGGTCGGTCAACGTTCGTCCGCATCTACTTCTACGACTGCATCGGCTACGCCCGCACCCGCGCCGCGCGCGAGTGGGCCCGCGGCATCCTCCACGACCGCAAGGTGCTGGCCGGTGGGAAGGGCGTCGAGCTGATGCACTTCACCGACCTGACGAACAGCGGTGACGAGAGCCTGCAGGGCGGCGACGGGAAGCGACCGCCGTCGATGGAGCAGAGCACCTATGAAGGGCGAGGTCGATGGTAGCGCCGGTCGAGCTCTCCTGGTCGGTGGACCCCGGCGCTGGCGGACTGGCCCGTCTGGACGGTCTGCCCTACGACCCGTTCAAGTCCAATGCTGCCGGCTACGGGAACATGCGCGCCGGCATCTGCCGCGGCTTGGAGGCGCTGGGTGTTGAGTACCGGATCATCCCGGCGCCGTCGTTCCTCGAACGCCTGGTGTCGTGCGACCTAGACATGCCCGACGAGTGGCGCGACCGGCCGCACCCGGGCGGCACCCGCTGGCGCCAGCAGTGCCGCGTCACTGAGGTGCGCTCGGAGCCGATCCCCGATCTGGTGACACGCCCTGACGTGACCCGCATCTGCATCGGCACCCCTGAGACGTGGACGTGGGGTGGAGCCGGCCGCCGCATTGGCATGACCATGTGGGAGTCGAGCGCCCTACCCGACGGCCGCAACAGCTGGGTCCCGTGGTTGGAGGACGCCGACGAGGTCCTCGTGCCCTGCGAGCACAACGCCGCGCTGGTGCGGCGCCAGTCGGCCGCCAGCGTGCGCGTGGTGCCGCTGGCGCTGGACCCGGCAGAGTGGCCGCTGGCGGACCGCACGCGGCGCCCTGGCGCCCCGTTCGTGTTCCTGCTGTCCGGCCAGCTGTCCTACCGCAAGGGCTGGCTGCACGCCTACCAGGCCTTCATGCTTGCGTTTGGGCGTGATCCGCGGTTCCGCCTGGTGCTGAAGACGTCGAGCCGATCAGAGCTGTGCGCGCTCGACTCCAAGGACCGGAGCCGCTACGCCTTCTGGTTCGAGGATCCGAACGTCACGGTGCTGCGCAGCTTCTACAGCCACGCCGGCATGCTGGAGCTGTACCGCCGGGCCGACGCCTTCGTCTGGCCCAGCCTCGGCGAGGGCTACGGCCTTCCGCCACGTGAGGCTGCGCTGACGGGGCTGCCGGTGATGTCGACGGACAACACAGGTCTGGCCGATGCCGCTGCCTGGGCGTGGCGCACGGTGCGGTCTGAGGAGGCCGCCGGCGTCGCGGCCATCTTCGGCCCATGGGGCTACTGCGGTCAGTGGGCACAGTTGGACACGGGCGACCTGGCCGCGGCGATGATCGAGATGGTGCAGGAGCGTGAGCAGGCGGCCGAGTGGACGAGGGACGTCGCGCGGCCGTACCTGAGCGAGCGTAGTTGGACCGACGTGGCGCGGGAGATCCTCGCGCCTCAAACAGCGAGGGAGGTGCTGTGTGCCTGAAGATGCGAAGGTATTAGGCGGCGACAACCAGGCGCCGAAGGCAGCGCCGGCGACGGTGCCGGTGGTCATGACGGCCGGTCGACCGTGGGCGGTCGGAGAGTCGATCGGGCTGTCGAAGGGCTACGCCTTCGAGCCCGGCGTCCCGATCGACGTGAGCAGCGCGGACGCCAAGATCCTCTGCAACAAGGACGGGTGGGATGGTCGGCACTTCGAGCGATGTGGCGACGGTAGCCAGTAGGCTGCCGGGCGTCGAGGTCATCGAGGTCCGGTGTGAAACCGGGGCTCTGGCGACGCGCGTCCGCCGCCGGATCGGGGCAGAAGCCCTCGACGGCGAGCGGGCGCTGACTGAGCACTGGTGCCGGAAGTGTCGCGACGTCATCCTGCGGACGCCAGCCTATCACCGGCTGGAGCGATCGGAGGTGGCGGTCTACCACTATGTGGATCCGGTAGAGGCGCGCGTGGTCGAGACACGGGCGATTCTATACCCGCGGTCCGGGTCGCAGGACCTGAACCACGGGGGCCGGCAGGTGCCGCGCGAGACGTTCGAGGCGGCGCTGAAGCTGGCAGGTTACTAGGTCATGGAGCGGAGAGCCCTGAGCGGCCGGATGTGTCAGGAGGCTTTCTGCCATGGCGAAGGACGTCGTCTACGCCGTGGGGCTGCGGGACGTGGGGCTCTATGCCGTCACGTCTCTCTCGACCCCAACCTATGCAAACAAGGTGGACATGCCCGCCGCGGCCACCATGGAGATCAGCGGCACCTTCACGTCGATCGAGGCGAACGGGGACGACACCACGGTGTCGACCTGGTCGCTCCCGAACGGTGCGGAGTGGACGCTGGAGCAGAGCACCGCGCTCGATGCGCGTGTGCTGGAGGTGCTGCTGGGCGGGACGGCGCTGGACTCGAACTCGGGTGCCAGCGAGGTGACGTACTGGGACTTCAAGTCGAATGTCGAGGTCCCGTACTTCGGCTTCATCGGCAAGGCCATCGACGCGGAGTCGGACGGGGACGTGCACGTGATCGCCTACAAGGCGCGCGTGAACTCGGGCCCGGGCGGCGCGTTCGCGTACGGGGCCTACAAGCCGGTGAACTGGGGTGGGCGCTGTCTGCCCGACCCGTACGGCAACAACAAGATCTTCCGGATCTTGAACCACGCCACGGAGACGGCTCTGCCGACTGCGTTCCCGGGCGAGGCGCCGTACACCACGCCGTAGTTACGACAACCCAATGACCCCGGGGCGGGTGGTGACCACTTCTCCCACCACCCGCCCACCTCTCTTCAGGAGTGCAAGATGCCCAAGAGCACGAGCCGCAAGGATCAGCTGATCGCTGATTGCGTCCGTCTCGCTACGATCGTTGGCCGCCTGGCCCGCGATGGAACTGATGTCGAATACCGTGCCCGGCTCGGCGCGATGTCGCTGCCCGCGATCGAGAAGGAACGCGGGCAGCTGGAACTCGAAAAGCGCCGCCGCTACACCGCCACCCCCGACAGCCTAGTGCGTAGCGCCGGCCCGGGCGTGGTGGACCTGCACCTGCGCGATGTTGGACTGATCGTTTTCCTGCAGCGGGTCGACCTGCTGGAGGTTGTGCTGAACGGCGGCGTAGTGCCTGAGCCGCTGCACCAGCGCGTGCTGGAGATGATCGACGCCGACGACGCCACGGACGAGATGATGGCCGCGTCGAAGATGGCCGAGTCCATGCAGGCCATGCGTGCGATTGCCTGCGCGGTGTGTGTGGTGCCGCCAGCGCAGTACTTCGCCGACCCCAACTTCGGTGTGGACCAGATGACCGAGCCGCACACCTACGCGCGGCAGTTCGTCATGCCTGGGCAGCCGTGCAAGGACGGTCAGCTGCCGATCTACGTGCCGGAGCTAGAGCCGCGGGCAGACGGGTGGCGCGGGCTGAAGAAGAACGACCTGCGCTCGATCGTCAAGGCGACGATCGACAACGGACCGGGGGCGATGCTTTCCTTTCGTCTCCGACAGGAAGACGCTGTGGCGCTGGCACACGACGGCGCAGACGACGGGCCAGCGCCCGAGCCAGCTGTTGGGGATCCCGTACCCGTGGGTGGCAATCGACCTCGATCGCGCGGTAAGCGCCTTCGGGTCGTGGGTGGAGGGCAAGATGGCTGAGGCCGCCGAGGGCGTTCGCGGCAAGAAGGGAGTCACGTCCAGCCAGATCCAGTCCGCGCGGACGACTGCGTTCCAGGCCTGCGTGAACGGGGAAGTGCGCGCGACTCGCAAGCGGAGCAAGGACCCGGCGCAGGTGCAGGCGGCCCTCGTGATGTTGGCGAGGGCCAAGGGATGATCGCCTACATCGTGGTGAAGGTGGCCGAGTCGGACGAGGGTGGAGCTCGGATCGTGGCGACACTTGAGCAGTTCGGGCCGTCGGTCTATTGGGAGTTCGAGGACGACCGCATCCTGTTCTCCGCTCCGGTGGACATTGGCAAGTTGGTCGACGACTACCGAGCACGCGAGGCCGAGGACAAGGCGGCCGCGAAGGTGCACGCCGCGGAGATGGGAAGGCTGACCAGAGCAGCGCAGGCGGAGGCCGAACTGCATGCCGAGCGGATGGGCAGTGCCGTCCGTGGCCCAGCGGCACTGGCGGCGTTGGGCGCAGCGAAGGGAGTGGCGTGATGTGGTCGGACTGGTTGATCGAGCATGTGCCGGCGTTGCGAGCTGCAGCCGACCGTAGGCACGCGGCCGGGCTGATGAGCGGTGCGATGGACGATGCCGGTGTCACCCTCGGCGAGGTGTCCGCAGCGGTGCGGACCCTCACGGCGCCGCCGTCTGCCGGCATCGACGAGCCCGAACGTCGCGCCAAGCATTCCGCCCGCGTCGCCGAGGCGATGGAGAAGGACGCCGCGGCGAAGTATCGGAGGCTGCCATGAACATCGCAGAGCGCTATCCGAGCGAGTCGCCCCACCGCGCTCTGGCCGAATGGCTGGACTCGTGGGCCACCCAGGACTGGGACCGGATGGTGATGGCAAACGTCCCGACATGGCGCAACCGCCAGGAGGATCCACGTGGTGCCCTGGTAGGTGCGTACGAACACTTGCGCCTAGTGGGGTGGTCCGTTCCGATGAAGAAGCCGGTGCCCGTCGCACGGGTGGACAACCCGATGCTGTCCGATGGGCGGCCGTTCATCGTGTTCTGCGACGTGCCCTGCCGTGCTCGGTTCGTGGTGATGGGCGTAGGAGAGGACGGCGAGCCAGTGGCGATCAAGGAAGTGGCCACCACGATCGTTGCGCGGCTCGTGCGCGAGACCGTGGACGGACTGCCAGCTGAGCGCGACAACCCGGCCGGCCGCTGGTGGGTGAACCCGGTGTCGATGACGAGGGGTGATCCTGCCCGAACCAAGGTTCGGACGCTGGCAGCGTAGTCCACAGGTAGCACCCAGGCCATAGCGCGCATGACGCCCGGCCGCGAGAAGCGGAAGGGCGTTGGCGCAATGGGCCTCGAACCGATCATCGGGCAGGTAGCCTACGAGACCGACACCACCGAGGTAATGGACCTGGTGTCGGCTCTCCGCGCCCTGGAAAAGCAGTCTGCATCGCTGGCTGACGGGCTCGAGGGGACCGGCGCCGCGGCGTCCAAGACCGACAAGGTGTTCGACGGTACGGCCAAGCGAACCCTTGAAATGAATCAGGCCCTGGAGAAGACCAGCGAGGTCCTCGGCGGGCTGACGGCGTTGTACTCCGACGCCCTGTCCAAGAGCACGGCGTTCGGGCAGTCGATGGGTCAGGTCGCAACCCTGTCGACCGAGGTGTCGAACGACCTGGCGTCGTACAACCAGCAGGTGCTGACGCTGTCCGCCAGCATGGGCGTCGAGGCAACCCAGGCCGCCGATACCTTCTACGAGGCCCTGTCGAGCGGCGCAGCGTCCGACGCTGCCGGTGGTCTGAAGATCACCGAGGTCGCCATGAAGGCGGCCGTCGGCGGCGCCACTGAAGCCAGCGTGGCGGTCGACGGAATCACCACCGCCCTCAACGCGTGGAAGCTCGGCAGCGACCAGGCCGGCCGCGCCTCGGACGTCATGTTCAAGGCCGTCGCCGCCGGCAAGATGACCTTCGGCGAACTGTCAGGGGCCATGTTCCAGGCCGGGCCGCTGGCGTCATCGCTGGGCATCTCGCTCGAAGAGGTCGCTGCAGCGTCGGCTACTCTGACCAAGAGCGGTACCCCCGTCTCCGCGGCGATGACCCAGATCCGCGCCAGTATGACAGCGCTGATCAACCCCAACGCCGAGATGCAGGTCATCCTCGACCGACTCGTCCAGAAGTTCCCCGAGATGGGGGCCGCGACTGGACAAGCCGCTCTCGACGCGTTCGGGTACCACAAGGCCATGCAGCTCATCGTGGCCGAGAGCAACGAGGCCGGGTCAGCCCTGCCCAAGGTGCTGGGCTCGGTCGAGGCGGTAGGGGCAGCGCTGGGCGTCAGCGGCCAGAACGCTCAGGGTGCGATGGCCGACCTCGACGCGATGAACAACAGCGCGGGTGAGACCCAAAGGGCCTACGACGAGATGGCCAACACCTTCGGCTTCGCCAGCAACCAGCTGAAGGAGACGTCGAACGCCGTTCTGATCGAACTCGGCACTACCCTCGGTCAGATGCTGGTGCCGATGCTGCAGAAGACCACCGAGATCCTGTCCGGAATGCTCGAGGGGTGGAACGGCCTCGACGATGGGACCAAGCAGGCGATCGTCACCGTCGGCGGGCTCGTGGCCCTCATCGGCTCTGGCATCGGTGTCTTCCTCAGTCTGCAGATGACCGTGGCTGCTCTCGGTCCGCTGTTCACCACGGCGACTGGTGGGGCCGGCGTGTTCGGCGCAACGCTGGGGGCGGCAATCCTGCCGATCACCGCGGTGGTCGCGGCCATCGGGCTCTTGGTGAAGGGCGCCCATGACCTGGGCTCGGCCTACGATGCCCAGTACGAGAAGGTATCCAAGACCAGCGGCGGCTACGAGCAGTACTACCAGGCCACCCTGAAGGCGCAGGAGAGCGCCAGTGGGCTGGGCAAAGTGTTTGCCTTCGTGAATCAGGAGTCGATCCGTCAGGATCTGCAGATCCAGAAGGCCGGGCAGGCGTTCCTGGAGCACGGCCTGAGCGTCGATAAGGCGGTGCTGTCGAGCGCCAAGTTCCAGCAGGCGCAGTTCGCCCTGTCGCAAGAGGCGGCCCGCACGGGCATGTCAACCGAGGCTTACCAGGCGCAGCTGGTGGCGCTGGCGGATCAGTACTCGATGGCCGCTGGCAAGGGCCATGTCCTGACCGAAGAGCAGGCGAAGCAGTCGGCTGCGTTCGTCGACAGCACCATCAACGTACAGGCGCACGCGGCCGGCATCAGCGATGCGACGATCCAGAGCGAGGCGTTCGCGGCCCAGGCCAAGGTCTTCGGGGATGAGGTGGCCTCGGGCGGGATGACCGTAGCCCAGGCGACCGAGAAGCTCCTTGGCTATGGGCAGGGGCTGGACGCCATCGCAGCCAAGACAGCCGAGACAGCGGCAGCCCAGGGCGTGGCGTCCGGGGCGCTGAAGAGCTACAGCGACGACTTCAAGGCGCTCTTCGATGCCGGGTCCAAGTGGACCTCCGACGTCGGCCAGCAGAACGCCCAGGTCGAGGCGGCGTGGACGTCGCTGTCGCAGGGCGTGCAACAGAACCTGAACGACCAGTGGGCCGGGTACCAGAAGTACCAGGAGGACCTGGCGGCTGCCCGGCAAGCGGACGCCGAGGCGGCGGCCGCGGCTGTCTCGAAGCGGGGGGAGATCGAGGCGGCGGGCGCCCAGAAGCTGGTCGACCTGAACACCCGCCTGGAGGATGCGAAGACCGACAAGCAGCGGGCCAGCGCCGAGGCGGCGATCGCCAAGGAGAACGAGAAGCTGGCCGGCATGCTGGCCGCGACCGAGAACATCGGCGGCGCCAACGTTGCCAAGGTGCAGGAGCAGTACAACCAGCAGGTGGCAGCCCAGCGCGAAGCCCTCGCTCAGATGATCGTGGACCACGTCAACAGCATGGTGTTGATGGGTGAGACGAGCGCAGAGACTGCCAAGACAATCTTCGCCACACTGCGCACCGCGTACCCTGGCGTCGAGGTCCTGTCCCCGGTGGCCGATGCTCACGCCGAACTGATGGGCACCATCCGAGACGCGACCGACGAGTCGAGCGCCAGCCAGGTCGAGAGCATCGCCAAGCTGCCGACCGCCCTGGAGGGCGCCGTCGGAACCATGCAGGACAAGGCGGCCGAGTACGGCGCGACCATGGACTCGTGGGCCACTGCCGAGGAGCAGCTCGCCGGCACCCACCGCGCCGCGGCCGACTCCCGTATGGCCACCGACACCGAGCTGGCCGAGAGCGGCTCGGCGAGCGCTGACCAGCTGGCGCTGAAGAATGAGGAGCTCGCCACCAGCGGGCAGAACCGCGCGGCTCTGTTGGCCGAAGCCGCGGCCCAGGAGTCGGACGCCCGCACCACCGCGGCCGACGAGACCGAGACGGCCGATAGCCGGATCCGTGACTCCAGCGGCCAGTTGACGAACCAGGTGTCGGCCGACGCGCAGTCGATTGAGGGCAGCAGCGGGCTGATTGGGGCAGGCTACAGCATGGCCGCCGACGAGGTGGCTGATGCTGCGAACCGCATCGCTGGCGGCATGTCGTCGATCTCGTCTGGCGCCACCAACCTGACCTCGTCGACGGCGGACCTCGGCACCAAGATGGCCGGTGGCTTCCGAGCCATGCTGCCCGAGCTGGAGGGCTTCGAGCGGGGCGTGAGGGCCAGCGAGACGAGCGTGAAGGGGATGAAGTCTGCCGGCGAGGAGATGGGCCGCAGCCAGGAGCGATCGTTCGGCACCGCCGGCAGCGCGGCATCCGACGCGGGGTCGAACATCACCGGCGCGATGGACGACAGCAAGCGCGGCATGGGTGAGGCTCGGACGTCGGCCGAAGAGCTGACCGTCGCCATGACCGAGATCCCCGACATCGTCCAGACCGAGATCGTGCTGCTCGGCGTGAAGGAGGCGCTGGGCGACCTGGCTCACCTGATGCAGCTGATGGCAGCGCTGCGGAACAGCGCGCCGCCGGTGCCAGGTGAGCCTGATCCGGGTCTACCCGATGTTCCAAAAGAATCCACCGGGTCGAGCAGTGGCGACCAGGGTCAGGCCCAGCCGGGTGACCCCGGCTACGTGACGATCATCGAGCCCCCGCCTCCTGGTGACTGGGACGAGTTCACCACCGCCGTCTCCGAGGCCGACTCCGCCGTCGCTGCGTTCTACAACACCGTCGGTGACGGCACCGTCCTGACCGCCGCGTACCAGCCGGAGTCGCCGGCGATGGAGATGTCCGGCGACGGTCTGCGCGTCATGTGGGCGCTGGAGGATCTGTACACGGCGACCGAGGACCCGTTCGTCATCGTGGGCATCTTCGACGACACGGACTTCCAGCGCCGCATTGATGTGGCCAAGAGCGGGATTGAAGGGCTGTCGGCCGAAGCCGAGCGCTTGGCCGGCAAGCTGCAGGCAGCGCTCAACGTGTTCTTCGACGGTGGCGCGGGCGACGAGGGCAGCCTCGCTTGGCTGTTCTCGAAGTGGCAGGGCGAGGGTGCGATGCCCGACCTGGCCAAGATGTTCGAGGACCTGAACCTGCCCGTCAAGGACATGCAGGAGTTCAACCAGTACTTCGACGCCCACGGCCCTGAAGAGCAGATGGTCATCTGGAAGCGCCTGTACGACGAACTGCGCCGGCAGGAGAACGACCGCTGGGAGCAACGGCAGGCGAACCTCAAGGCCGAGATCGAGGCGCTCAAGGCCGGCAACCACGACACCACGGCGCTCGACACCCAGATGAAGGCGGAGAAGGCTGCGCACGACGAGCGCATGGACCAGCTCGAAGAGCGCAACCGGCTGATAAACCGCCAGTTCGGCTACTACCGCGACGGCGTCAAGGACGTGACCGAGGCGACCCGCGACCTCGCTGCCCTGGAAAAGGAGATGGACCGGGCTCGCGCCGAGTACCAGCGCGCCCAGGTCGAGCGCCTGAAGGCCGAGCAGAAGCTCGCTGAGGACTACGACACCACCGCCCACGACCGGGTGCTGGAGATGCTAGACGAGGAGGAGGAGCGGCTGAAGTCGAAGCACCTCCTGGAGCTCCAGCAGATCGACGAGCTCCTGAGCGCCGAAGAGCGCAGGCACCAGGCCGTTGTCGACGGGCTGGCCGACGAGGCCGGCGACATCAAGGACTACATCGACGAGCAGGAGAAGGCGCTCCGGCTGTCGAAGCTGGACCTGGAGGAGTGGGTCGCGAGCCTCGGCCTGGACGACCTGAAGGCCGACTTGAAGGACATCAACGACGCTATCCGCGACCTGCCCAGCGGGCGCGACCTGGCGGGCGGCGGGCGTGAGCGAGCCAAGCCGGAGGACATGACCCGCGTCACGGTAACCGAGGGCCAGCGCGACGTTCTCCAGCAGGCGCTGGGGGCTGGCGTGTTCGGCGAAGAGGACGCAGCACGGGCGCGCATCGCGCTGGGCCAGGGCAAGCTGCGATTGGACTACCTGCGCCAGCTGCTGACTCTCACCCAGAAGTACTACCAGAACCAGGTCTCGAATACCGAGGACGAGGTGGACGCCAGAAAGGCGGAATTCGAGGCAGCCGACCGCCGGTGGAAGCGGGAGAAGGAAGGGCTCGACGACCAGCTCAAGGGCATCGAGGAGCGCCGCAAGGCCGAGGACGAGTACTACGGCGCCACCAAGACCCGCCTGGAGGGCGAGCGCACCGCCCTGGAGCTGAAGCAGAAGGGCGAGCTGGACGCGGTCGAGGCCCTGCGCGGCGCCGAGGAGCGCCGGCACGACGCCCGCATGAAGCAGCTGGAGGAGGAGTACGCCATGGCGATCATGATCGCCGAGGGCGTGACGCCGGCCGAGGCTGCCCGCCGGATCGCTGAGCTGCGCGACAACGTCCGCCGAGCGATGGAGGACGCGGCCAAGCTGCTGGAGGAGCTGAGGAAGAACACGGGCAGCACGGCCCCCGGTGCCGGCGGCGGTTCGGCAGGACCGATCGCGCCAGGCCAGCCTGTGCCACCGCCGGGCGGTATCGCCCCACCACCGAAGGGCGCAACCGGCATGATGACCGGCACCGGCTCGCAGACGGACGGCACCAGCGAGACCAACCCCTGGCGCTACGCCGAGACGAACCCGTGGCGGTATGCGAAGGGCAATACGCCCGGTGATCCGCTGTGGGTGGCCATCGCCGAGGGAACGATCGGCGGAGCGCCCCGCCCACCGGGTAGTGATCCGACCGAGGGAGATCCTGGCATGACGCTCTCCGACTTCCTCGGCATGCTGCCCAGCGACACGGCGCCGGGGCGCGGTGCAGCCGGTGGCGGTGGCGCGCTGTTCACTGCAGGCGACACCGTCAACACCCAATTCTGGGGGCCGGTCTACATCGAGGAGGGCACCGAGCCCGACCGGCTCCTGCGCAAGAGCCTCGGCGGCGGCTGGGGCACGAGAGGGACACCGTAATGGCAGCCACACCGCTGCGGCTTCGAGACATGGACGGCAACGTGCTGCACACGTTCGCCAGCGAGAGCTTCATCCTGGAGGCCAAGCTCCGACAGGGCAGCGTCCGCGGCCGAACCCGCACGACCCAGACCAACGTGGTCGCGCGCTCTGGCCGCTCGCCGGCGTGGGGCGGGCGCTCGTGGTCAGCCGATCAGCTGCTCGTCGACTACTGGATCGACCCGTCCAACGTGAGCACGCACGAGACGTACCTGTCGCAGCTCGAGGCGGTGTTCCCGCAAGACGACGAGGACGACCTCGGGCAGGTGTGGTTCGAGATCACCGAGGATGGCGTCGAGAAGCGCTGCCTGGCATCCATCGAGCGCCTGCAGCCGAGCGACTCCTCCGACCACGATCAGCGCCTCGGACACTTCGTCGGCGTGTTCAGCATGCTCGGCTCGCGCTGGTACAGCGCCACGGCGGCCTCGGTGTCGGCTGCATCGGGCACAAGCCCGCTCGCCCGGTCGGTCACCGGCGGTGATCAGAAGTCCGAGGAGATCAGCCTGACCGTGAAGCCGACGGCCGCCAAGAGCGCAGCCAACGGGCAGCGGTACCTGGCGCACGTGAACCTGAAGTGGGAGAACCAGTGGTCGGCGAACCAGCTGCCGGTGGACATCACGGGCGGCGGTTGGGCGCACGCCACTGAGGTGACTGCGACGCGCTCGCTGTCCACCGGCAACGACGTCGAGGTGCGGTGGAAGGGGCTGCGCACCAGCAGGTGGTCGGACAACTGGAACGCGGCAGGCACCAAGGTCTGGTGCGTGCTGGACTTCCCCGCAGCCCGCTACTGGACCTTGAAGGCAGCGACCACCAACAGCGACACAACCTGGTACTTCACCGAGGACCTGGTCAACATGCCGACGCTGCCGCACTACGCATGGGTAGACAACGAGGTGGTGCTCGTCACGGCGATCGACACTGTGGCTCGCACCTGGACCGTGGACCGCGCGGAGCGCAGCACGTCGGGCGCGATCCATGCAGCAGCAGGCAAGGTGTACTGGCTGCCGGCCGCACAGATGGTTGACCTGGTGTGGGGCTACACCGGGGCGGCGGCGCCGGACTACCTCGACGCCACGATCAAGCCAATGATCAACCTGTCCTCGTCGACCAACGGCTCCTTCGTGCTGGCCGACTTCCAGGAGGTGCGGGACTCCGGATCCACGCAGGCGCGCTACCCGCGAGCAATGAGCGCCTACACGCTCGACGTCGTAGACCGGGGCGAGGACTTCCTGTACCAGAACTACGTGCCCTACACCGGCACCATCAACGCCTCGCCCTCGGACGCAACCCCGGCGACGAAGATGTGCATCGCGTACCGGTCTGCCGGAGCCAAGACCGGCCACCCGCTGCAGACCGCATGGGGCATCCGCTGCGACGTGGGGATCAGCCAGGTCGACTACACCTACTGGATGAACATCCTCTACCACCTGACCGCGCCGGCCCGTGAGGCGCGACTCTTAGTGACGGCGATCGATGGCGACGGCAACCGATCGGTGCTGCGCACCATCGCGATCACCAGCGGCTCGGGACCACAGACCGCATCGCTGTCCGATGCGATCAGCCCTCCAGCTCGGGAGGTCCGATGGGAGATCGAGGCCTGGCGGACACCCTCACCCAACGAGCCGTCCGACGGTGACGGCTTCGAGATCGACGGCGTCACCTTCACGCTCTCGACGAGCCAGGATGTGGGCGTGCTGTTCGGGTCGCGACAGGACGCCTACGAGTTCGGCAGACCAACGGCGCCAATGACGATCGCCAACGGTGATGGCAAGACGCTGAAGCTCAACATGGTGGTGAAGCTCAACGACACCATCACGATCAACGTCGGCGAGCGCTCGATCACCACGCCCGACGGCATCGGCCAGTCTCACCTGATGAGCGGCGACTGGCCGTACCTTCCCGACGGGTCGAGCAACTACACACTCACCGAGACCAACAGCGGCACGCTGGAGTTGGGCGTGTCCTCGTACCGCAAGGGTTGGGCGTAGTGGCTACCAAGGTCAGATGCCTGGTGTTCAACGGCGAGAGCGGTGAGTTCCTGCACGAGTGGCCGCACTTCGGTGACGACCTGCAGCTGGGCTGGGACCTCACCGGGCCAGTCGCCGCGGGCTCGACGGTGCCGTGGGGGTCGTCGCACTTCGGTATCACCAAGCTCCAGCCTGGCGGCGTCCCGGTGGTGGTGGAGATCGACGCGCGCGGCCGCGGTGTGCCCGAAGTGTGGACCGGGCAGTTCAGCGGAGTCGACGTGGCGTCGGGGCGAGGTGCCCGCGGCGTGTCGTTCGAGGGCCCGTCATCGTGGCTCGACAGCGAGGACGCGGTGGTGCGCAGCCGCGAGACGGCGCAGGCATCGCCGGGCCCGTTCATCGCGGGGCTCCTGTCCACGTACCCGCTAGATCTACGCCTCGACATCGGCACTGATATCTTCCAGGGGCCGGGGCTGCCCATCGCGCTCAACGGCCAGTCAGTCGCAGGGCTCATGTCCGAGGTAGCAGGGATGACGGGCGAGGAGCCGGTGCTCACCGCGCGCCCCGGTACCGGCCGCCTGTGGTTCGGATGGTCGTCCGCGTTCGCCCCGCTGGACCAGACACCGGTGGTGGCGCTGGGCGAGGGGCGGCACGTGGAGTGGTCGTACACCGGCGCGGTGCTGGCTCGCTCCGAGCTCACCGTCATGGGCCAGAGTTTCGACGCCGGCAACCGGGTGCGCTCGGTCGCCGCTCGCGCCGTGGGCGGCCGCGTGCTGGGCCGTAAGGCGGCGCTGGCGGCGGTGCTGGAGGAGTACGGAACTCGGCAGCCGGCCGGCCTGAAGGACGGCTCAGGCGCGATCGTGGACCCGCTGGAAGGTGCGACGGCTGCGTTGCGGTCCATGGTCATGACGAACCTGCGCCGCTGGATCACGCCGCGCTACCCGATCGTGATCACCCTCACCGACCGTGACGTGTGGCCGCTTATCCAGCGGGGGTGTCTGCTGCGCGTGCAGTTCCCGTCCGACGACTACGGCATCTACCAGGACGCCGTGGTGCGCGTGCAGACCAGGAGCTGGAAGCTGGGCGGCGGACAGGTGTGTGAGATCGGGGCGGAACTGTGGGAAACGTCGGCGTCCTACGGGTAGCGGAGCATTCGGGTTTCTGATATACTTTCGAGCGCAACCCCATACGAACGCGAGAGCCCCAAGAGGCCGGATTGATGCCGGCCTCTTGTTCTTTAGCGGTCGGCCACGGCGAGGCAGCATGACCGTCGTTGGCGCTGGTGGGTTGGCAGAGCTGTACGCCCTGGGGCGGCTGCATCCGGTGAACCGGGTGAGCGCTCTGGAAGAGCGCGTGGATCGCATCGCGCGTGCTCTGGTGTACGCCTACCGTGGGCACCGCCGCATCCGGCTCAACGGGCCGGACGGCGACGAGATCGCCTTCAGCGACCCCGAGGGCGAGTACGTGCTCACCTCCGAGGACGGCAGCGTGGTGCTGTCGCTGGGCACCGACCATCCGACGCGCACCAACGTGATCGACCTCAGCGCCCAGCCTGCCGAGACGTGCTTCGAAGTGTGCGCCAGCCCAACCGAGATTGGTCCGGCAATCTGGGTGAAGCACTGCGCCGTCGTCGCGGGCAACGAGGTCTGCCTCACGTGGCAGGCGCGGACCTGTGGCGACGCGGACTGCAGCGGCACGCCGGCGGAGGATCCGTGACACCACTTTGCGATTCCCCACGCGATAGTGCCGGCTCTGCCGGCGGGAGGATGACGACATGGCCCTGACTGCCGAACAGGAACGGGTACTGGCCGCGATCGCTGACGGCTACATCGCCCAGGGACAGGACGGAGAGGTACTGCTGGCCGTCCAGGGCCTGCGTGCCAAGCGGGACGCACGGGTGGCCGAGCGCAACAAGCTCGGTGAGGCGCGGCAGGCGTCGATCAACGATTTCGACAGCCAGATCGCCCAGGCCAGCCAGGACATCGCGGCGCTCGACGCGGCCATTGACGAAGCGCTGGCGGGTAAGTAGTTAGGTGGCAGCCCGAACCGCCGTAGCGACCGGCAATTGGTCCAACCCCGCGATTTGGGACGGGGGTGTTTCTGTGCCCGGCGTCGGTGACACGGCGGACTCCAACGGGTTCACCGTCACCATCGACACGGACGTCACCTGCACGTCGCTGATCAATACTCATGCCAGCGCGGGCAGCTTCTCCGTCACGGCGACCGGCCGCACGATCAATGCGAACATCGTGGCGACGGGCCGATTCGTTCTCGCCATTGGCACAGGCAGTCCGGGCAACCTGACCACGATCAACGGCAACGTGACTGGTGGCAGCTCCAGTGGCGTGGTTGGGATCAGCTATACCGGGTTTGGAAACGTCACGATCAATGGCAACGTGACCGGCGGCAGCGCCTCCAGCGGCCACGGCATGAACGTGCAGGGCGCCGCCGCCATGACCGTCACCGTCAATGGCAATGTGTTGGGCGGCTCAGGTGTTGGCGCCAATGGCATCGACGGCGACCGAAACAACACATGGATCGTTAGCGGAACAGTAACGGGCGGGAGCAATACGAACGCGGTAGGCTTGAATGCCCGAAGCGCCGGATGCATCGTAACCGTCGGCGGCGCAATTTCCGGGGGAGGTGCCGCCGGGGCCTCCGGGGTAGCAATGATCTCTAGTGGCTTACTCACGGCCAATGGCCCCGTTCTTGGGGGCACCAACGCCACCGCCTACGGGATCAGTCGAACTGGCAATGGCCTGAGCATCGTGAATAACACGGTGACAGGTTCGGCCAACGCACACGGCATCAACTTGGCGGCGTTGCTCTCCGCGTCCGTGACGGTGGTGGGCGCGGCGATCACGGGTGGGTCGGCCGCCAATGTCTGCGGGATCAACAACGCGGGCACCGGCTCGATCCAGACCACGAGCAACATCGTCGGCGGCAGCGCGGCGGGCGCCTATGGCGTGGCCAACGCCTCCACCGGGCCGGTGATCCTGCTGGGCACAGCAACCAACAACACCGCCAACGCCATCAACCACGCTGGTGCCGGGGTGACCTACAGCTGTGGGGTCTCCAGCTCCGGCGGCGGGCGGGGCATGTTTCCGGGGGTAATGGGATAACACCATGCGCCTCCTGGAAACCGATTCGCTCTCAAACCAGAACATTTCCAGCGCGCTGGAAATCGGCTCCTACACAGCGGACGCGGCCCGGCACGTCCTGGCGCGCGTCTGCGTTGACCAGGTGGCCGGCGCGGGCGATTACATCGTCTACGCCACGATCCAGCGCGGTGGCACCGGCTCGGCCTACCGATTGCATCCGACCACGACGGCCACCGTTGCTAGCGGCGTGACGGCCATCGCCTTTGTGTCCGTGTCGATCCCGGTCAGCACGAGCGACGTGGTGAAGATCTACGTCGACGGACTGGCCGGCGACACCACGACCCCCGACCCGACAGTGGAGTGGTTTGAAGTAGACACCCTGCGGCCGACGACGGCTGACCGGACGGTGTTGGTGGACGCCAATGGCAACGTCAGCCTCGGCGCCATCCTCGGAACGGCGCTCACTGAGGGCGCTGCCGGCCGCATTGCAGCCGCGTTCCAGACCATGCTCAACATCGCGGCGCCGGTGTTCACGGTCGCCAGCGTCAACCAGACGGGCGACTCCTTCGGCCGCATCGGGGCCAACGGCGCCGGCCTTACTGCGCTCGCCCTGGCATCGGACGTGGCGACCATCCTGGCGGCCCTTACGACGATCGCCGGCTACCTGGACACCGAAGTGGCCGCCATCCTGGCGGCGGTCGACACCGAGGTCGCGGCGATCAAGCTGAAGACCGACAACCTGCCGGTCGACCCGGCCGACGCATCCGAAGTCGCCGCACTCATCGCCACGGCACAGGCGAGCCTGACGACCATCGCCGGGTACACCGACACCCTGGAGGCCAGCGCGACGGCACTGGCTGCCGCGCTGGCCCTGGTGCAAGGCTACACGGACCAGGTAGAGGGGTACACAGACACCGTCGAGGCGGGGCAGACGACGATCCTGTCGAAGCTCCTCAAGTACGTCCAGCTCATGACGCGCAAGGATGCCGCAATAGCCGCCGACAACGCCACCGAGCTGGCTGCGATCAACGCCAACGGGGGCAGCGGGGCGGGCGCGTTCGTCTCGACGACGGACAGCCAGGAGGGCATCCGCGACGCCATCAGCGCCGGCAGCGCGTCGGCCGCCGACATCGCCGCTGAGCTGGCCGCTGCCGGCTACACCGTCGTCGACACCGACAGCGTGAGCAGCAGCGCCGTCAGCAAGCGCCGCGGTGACCTGTGGACGGTGGCGTTCACCGACCTTGGAGCTCTGGGTACCTGGACGAAGCTGTGGCTGACGATCAAGTCCGGCTACAGCGATCCTGACACAGCAGCCACCGTGCAGATCCTACTCACCAACCCGGGGGCCGTCGGCGATGGCCTGCAGCGGCTCAACGGAGCGGCGGCTACCGCTGCCCAGGGTGGCATCGTGGTGGATGACTCGGCAACCGGAGACCTCACGTTCACGGTCGCCGCTGTTGCCACCGCTCAGCTTGCCCCAGGACAGTACTACTTCGACGTCCAGATCCTTCGCGCTGACGGCACGACCACGCTCGCAGAGGGAACCTGGACCGTGAGGCCTGACGCCACGAGGGCCACCAGCTGATGATCCGCTCCCTCCGCCGCCGACTGGCCGGCCAAGCCTACGCACTCGCACGTCACCTCGACGACCTCGCGCGCTGGCTGGCCGCACCGTACATCCCGCCCCGCGACCCGGACGCTGTGGCAGCCGGCCGAGCTGCGTTTCTCGACGCTGGTGCCGCCAACTTCGGCGAGGGCCAGGCGCGCAAGCAGCTGGCGGCGGGACTCATTGCCGAGGATCTGGCTACCGGTGCGAAGGTAGGACGACGCACCAACGGGAACGGGCACCACATCGACAACACCATGACGGACGACGACCAATGACCATCAACGAAGCCAAGGAGGCCGCCATGGGAATGACCGGTCCGGACCTGTGGAAGCTGGCGCTGGGTGGCCTGTTGACCATGTTGTTTGCGCTGGTCGGAATCCTCGCGACAGACGGCCGTGCCCGCATGGACCGGCTCGACCGTCAGGTCGACGCGATCTCCTCGCAGCGCCAGGAGGACGCCGGCGACATCCGGGAGCTGAAGACCAACATCGCGAATATCGCGTGGCGGCTGGATCGCATCGACGCCAAGCTCGACCAGGCGCTGGACAGGGACGAAAGGCCATGAGGAATCTAATGCCCAGACTACCACGCTTCGAGACCTTCCATGGCGCCGATCGCCAGTGGTACTGGCGGCTGGTCGCCAGCAACGGCCAGGTCGTGGCCATCGGCGGCGAGGGCTTCACGCGCCCCGAGGATGCGCTGCGGGCGGCCCGGAGCGTTGGGCGCGCGGCGGTTGTGGCAGAGA